AAATATTGCAACTGCTAAATCAGCGGCAGAAGCCACAGCATCAGCTGACGCAACATCAAAGGCCAACGCCGCTCAAGCAGCAGCAGAAGCCACAGCATCAGCTGACGCAACATCTAAGGTAGCAGCAGAAGCCACTCTTAGAGTATCAGGTGACGCAGCATCAGTAGCGACAGCAGCAGCTGACGCTACAACTAAAGCTAACGCCGCTCAAGCAGCCGCTGCAACAGACGCTACAACTAAGGCTAACGCCGCTCAAGCAGCAGCGGAAGCAACTGCAGCAGCAGCCAATGCAGCACAGCAAGCAGGAACAACAGCATTTACAGCGTTAAACGTAAATGATCAAGCCAAGCAGTTTGCGGCTTCATCTTCTGGAACAGCATCAGTTGCTGGAACAGCTTATGAGTGGGCAAAGGCAGACTATCGCTCAGCTAAGGTTCTTGTTAAGATTGATAACGCAACACATAACGAAGTTTCAGAAGTTTTAATAACACTAGATGCATCAGATAACGTAGCAATTACAGAATATGCAATTGTCGGAACTAATGGATCAAGAGGAACTATTACAGCAGATGTATCAGGTTCAAATGTAAGAATAAGAGTAACTCCAGTAGATAACTCAACAGTTAAAGTATCTGGAACACTTCTTAAATAATTAAATAAAAGGTATGGGGTCCTTTCAAAACCCCACCAAAAACAATTAGGGGATATGTGAACTTAAATGGCAACAGTAAATAAGAACTTTAGAGTAAAGAACGGGTTAAATGTAGCAGGCACTGCGACGTTTGACTCTAGTATTGTATTAGGAACAGCCCCAATATCTTTTGATACAGCAACAAATAGGCTACAAGTCCAAATTGATGGAACTTGGCAGCCTATAGCTTTGTATTCAGAAATTCCAAATGAAGCAGAAATGCTTTCATTTATGGATGTCGGACTGGCTATTGATTACAATGGGCAGCCAACATATATAGTACAGGCAAATGGAGTCATAACATCAGGAACAAGCAAGTATGTTTCTGGAGGAGATCCTTCAACCGCCGAGTTTGGAATGACGTTTGATTCAGGAGCATTAGTAGCATAATGTTAAGTTATAAAGGTTTAAATGCTATAATTTCAATATATCAATTTAAAGGGGTGGCATAATGTCAACAGTAAGAATTCAAGTAAGAAGAGGTACAGCCTCTGAATGGACCGCAGCAAATCCAATATTAGCTGCAGGTGAAATGGGTGTTGAAACAAACACTAATTTATTTAAGTTTGGTAATGGAACAGCTACATGGACAGCCCTAGCATATGCCAACAACTCAGATGTAGCAATTGGTGAAATTTCCCAGGATGCTATAAACACAGCCTTAACAATGGGCGCAGGACTAACAAAGACTTATAACGATGGAGCAAATACAATTACTATAACTGTTGATACAGATGTAGTTGCAACTAAAACATTTGCTACTTCAGAAGCAACAACCAAGGCTAGCGCAGCACAAGCAGCCGCAATCGCAGCAGCAGCAACTGACGCTACAACCAAGGCTAGCGCAGCACAAGCAGCCGCAATCGCAGCAGCAGCAACAGATGCTACTACAAAATCAGCGGCAGCAAGAGACGCAGCAGAAGATTACACAGATGCTGCAGTAAATACAGTAAGCAATTCTCTTTCAGGATACCTAGAAACAGGAGATAGAGGAACTGCTGGTGGAGTTGCTTCATTAGATTCAAATACTAAAATTTTACAATCAGAACTTCCTTTGAACTCTCTTACAACTGATATTTCAACAACTGGCGACATATTTGCCAACGACATTGTTGTCAGCGGTAACCTTGCGGTTAATGGAACAATGACAACTATTAATACAGAAAACTTTGAAGTTCAAGATACACTTCTTTTAATGGCAAAAGGCAATCAGTCTGGAATGTTAGACTTAGGCTTTGTTGTTGGACATAATACTGGAGTATTTAATCACACAGGATTTGTCCGTGACGCTTCAGAAGATAAGTGGAAGTTGTTTAAGGGCGTTACAGCACAGCCTACAACTACAGTTAACTTTACACAAGGATCATTAGACGCCATAGCAGTTGGAAGACTAGAATCAACAGAATCTGTTCTTAATAATCCAACATTAACTGGAACAGTAGTTCTTCCAAGCTCATCAATTATAGGTGAAAACATTGCAGTAAATGCTGTAGCATCATCTAAAATTACAGATGGAGCTATTACAGAAGCAAAGGTTGCAGCAAATGCAATAACAGAAGGCAAAATAGCAGCTAACTCAGTAACTAATGCTAAGATTGCAAACGGAGCAATTACATCAGACAAAATTGCAGCAAACTCAATTGCTCAATCACATTTAGGTGATGACTCAGTTGGAACAAATGAAATTAGTGGACTTGCTGTTACAACAGCGAAAATAGCCACATCCGCAGTAACCGCAGATAAGATTGCAACAGATGCTGTTACAACAGAAAAGATAGCCACATCTGCAGTAACTGCAGACGAGATTGCAGGTCTAGCTGTTACTTCAGCAAAGATTGCAGTAGATGCTGTTACAACAGAAAAGATAGCAACATCTGCAGTAACTACAGACGAGATTGCAGTTCTAGCTGTTACTTCAGCAAAGATTGCTGACGGAGCAGTTCTTGCAGCAAAGATTGCCGATTTAGCAGTAAATGGTACAAAGATTGCAGATGGCGCAGTTGATACAGCAAAGATTGTAGACGGCGCAATTACATCAGCTAAAATTACAAATGAAACAATTGTAAACGCAGACATTAGCCCTACAGCAGCAATTGCTCAAAGTAAAATTGATGGACTAGGAGAATCTTTAACAGCGCTGGCCCCAATTGCATCTCCAACATTTACAGGCACAGTAGTTCTACCAAATACAACATCAATTGGAAATCTTTCTGCAACAGAACTTGGATACCTAGACGGAATTACATCTTCTGTGCAGACACAAATTGGTACAGCAGCAACAGCACTTTCAAATCACGAATCAGACACAACCAATATTCACGGAATCGCAGATACTTCAGTACTTGCAACTGCTACAACAGTAGCAACTGCTAAGTCAGAAGCAATTGCAGCAGCAGCAACTGACGCTACAACTAAGGCCAACGCAGCTCAAGCAGCAGCAGAAGCCACAGCAGCAGCAGCACTTTCAGGTGCAATTTCAACAGAGGTTTCAGGTCGTAACTCTGCAATTGCAACTGCTAAGTCAGAAGCTATTGCAGATGCAACAGCTCAGGTAAATGCAGTAATTGCAGCAGCCCCAGCAGCACTTAATACACTAGATGAACTTGCAGCAGCACTTGGTGATGACGCCAACTTTGCAGGAACTATAACATCTAGCGTTGCATTAAAAGCACCAATCGCTAGCCCAACATTTACTGGAACAGTAACAGTTGCAGCAGCAGGAATTGCGTTCTCAGATGGAACACAGACACGAGCTGGAGTTCCCTCTATCACAGAGTTTACTGGGCTTGCAGCTGGCGATGTGCTTCCATTAAATTCACAAGATAAATTTGTAGCTTTAACTGGAGCTCAGCAAGTTACTCTTCCTGCAACAGGATATTCAATGGGACAATCAATTGATTTCTGGCAACAGACTGGAACTGGCGCATCATTTGCTTCAACAAACGGCGTTGTAGGAACTCCAGGATTAAAGTTCAGAACAACAAATTCAGTTGTAACAGCATTAAAAATTTCAAGCGGATGGTTGGTCTTCGGAGACCTTTCAGCGTAATAGGATAAGGGAGATATATAAATGTCAAAACAAGTAGGTAGAATGAGCCAGTCATCAAATGACTTTTTAGCCCCTTATGCACCAACAATAGGAACAGCTACAAACGTTGGCACAAATCGCCCATATGGCAATGGTGCAGTTACAGTAACGTTTACACCTGAAGGGCCTTATGCCGCAACATCATTTACAGCATCTGGTTTTTGTAGCGTACACAATACTACTCACACAGCAACAGGATCATCTTCACCATTAACTATAACTGGTTTTGGTGTAGGTGCAGTTACAACTATTACAGTAACAGCAACAAATGCAGAAGGAACATCAGCTCCATCTGCAGCATCTAATTCTGTGACAGTCACAACAGTACCAGATGCGCCAAGTGCTGCATCTGCAACTGCAGGAGTTAATGCAAATACAGTCCAATGGACAGCTCCAAATAATGGTGGATCAGCAATAACAAATTATTATGTAGCTGGAAACGATGGAACATCTGGTAATACAGCTTCTACATCAACATCTATTAATGATGCCGCCAATACTTCTCAGTATTATAACGTATATGCAGACAATGCAAACGGAAGATCAGCTGCTTCTAATAACACTAATACCGTTACTACACAAGCACCGTTCTTCCCACCATTCTTCCCACCAGGGTTCTTTGCCCCACCGTTCTTCCCACCAAGCTTTTTCTCACCACCGTTCTTTCCACCAAGCTTCTTCTCACCACCGTTCTTTCCACCAAGCTTCTTCTCACCACCATTCTTCCCACCAAGCTTCTTCTCACCACCATTCTTCCCACCAAGCTTCTTCTCACCACCGTTCTTCCCACCGTTCTTCCCACCGTTCTTCCCACCATTCTTCCCACCGTTCTTCCCACCATTCTTCCCACCGTTCTTCCCACCAGGGTTCTTTGCCCCACCAAGATTCGGTTGCATAAATGAAGACACTTTAATACTTACATCTGAAGGCTATAAGATGGCTAAAGATATAAAAATTGGAGATATGCTAATAAGCTTGTCATTTGATAAATTGCCAAATGAAGGTGAGTACGACCCAGCAACTTGGGAAGATACACATCTTGGTAACGCAAAAGTAATTGAGTCAAAGATATTCTCAATACAAGCTACATTGCAGAATGAAACATTTATGATTAACAATGACGATACCGCAAGATTCTCTTTGCAAGAAGAAATTCTAGCACTCAGAGGAAATACTTATAAATTTGTTACCCCAGCGGGCATACAAATTGGAGATCAGATAGTTTACAGATCTGATGAAGAAATTAAGTATCTGGCAGTAGAGTCAGTCGATACAGTAGATGTAAGCTCTATAGTTTATAGATTCTTTACCGACCCAGACGTATTAGTCCTAGGACAATCGTTTATAATTAGAAACTAAAAATAAGCGTATAATAAGAGAGGGAGCAGTCAATCTGCTCCCTTTCTTATTGACAATATGAATTTTTAAATGCTATAATAAATATTATGGATAACATAAATGATAAATATAAATTTTCTTCAAAAGAAGAGCTTTTCCCAGGCGTTTGGGTATATAGAAACGCAATTAAAAAAGAATTAAATGTTATTGAAAGACTTAATGAAATAGGCGAGTCAGCAATTAAAGACAACGATTCCAGATTTCTTTGGACCTTTGGATTTGTTGGCTATAGCGAAAAAAGGCCAGACTACAGAGACTGTGAAGATATTAAGGTTGGCGACATACCAAATCCTAGAACAGAAACAGAAAAACTAGTTTCTAGTTTGTGGCAAGATCTAAAAAAATCTCAAAATCCAGCAGTAGAAGATTATTGTGCAAAGCATAATGTAAAAATGAATTACTGGGAAGTTATGAACTGTATTCGTTATGGAGAAGGACAGCATTTTCAAGAACACGCAGACCATGGATTTTCTTACAGTGCCACAGTTTCTCTTGTAGCATATGTTAATGATGAGTACGAAGGCGGAAATTTATATTTTCCAAAAATAGGTCTTGATATTAAACCACAAGCTGGAGACCTATACATTTTCCCATCAACATATTTGTTTTCTCATAGAGCTATGCCAGTAAAATCTGGAATGAAATTTTCAATTGTTACAATGTTAGACTATAACGATCATCAGCACAGACAAGAATTTATGGAGATGAGATCAAAGTGGGTAGAGGAAGACGCTAAGACTGGCAAAAACCCCTATGCATAACATAAAGGCTTGGGAGATAAGAGATGGTTACGGAATAGTAGAACCGCTTTCTATAAAAAGAAAATGGATGGATAATACTTGGGAAGCTCACGCATACAAGTGTTTTCCAGTAGGACTAACTAATCAGCTTGGCTGGTCAATATCATTCCCAGAGGATATAAGCTTTATTTGGGACGGAGTAAGCGATGCTAGCCCAGATCATGTTAAAATTTTATCTGGAGAAAAATATGCATATGCAGGTAGAGCTAACGGGACTATAAGTTTTAACACTGGGCTTATGTTTAAAACAGAAGATAATTTAAGCATGCTTTCTATGCCAGTCCCAAATTTATTTTTTGATGGCGCTGTACCATTTACAACATTAATCAGCACTTCTTTTTTTAGGGGAGAAATCCCAGTGGCCTGGATGATTACTAAGCCAAATGAAATTCTAACAATAGAGGCTGGAACCCCAATAATAGCCATTCTACCAATTGATCTAGCATCCCTTCAAGGCTCTGAGATAAATTTTGAGTCAATGTCTACTATGCCAGCCAGCCAGTTTGATTCAGACAAATACTCTGAGATAATTTATGATTTAAATAGATCTGGGGTATGGTCAAATTTTTACAGAGATGCCGTAGACCATTTAAAAAATGCTATAGGCAAGCATCAGGTAAAGGCATTAAGGCTAGTTGTAAATAAAGAAAATAAAGACAAATAAAGATTATAAACCACAATATGGTAAAATTAATTACCAGGGGAAGAAGATAAAATGAAACCGCAAAACGAATGGCATGACAACAGACCAGTATCTATTACACCCTCTGGTTTTTTTGGCAACTCCATAGACAACATTGTTGAAATAAGAGACTTTCTTTCATTAGAAGAAAGAAAAAGATTGATGGACTTTGCCTTATCTAATAAAATTTGGGATGTAACTGAAACTCACGTTGATGAAGACGGACTAGTCTTGTATGATCACAAAATTTGGGAAGATAGAGTATGTACAATGAACTCATTGCGAGCTTCAGATCCCAGCATACTAGAACTTATTTATAGCATGATTGACAGACTAAAGATTGAAGTAGATAAATTTTTTGATGTTGACGCAAAAGAAACTGGTCCAGCAATTGTTAAGTGGCCAATAGGTGCAAGACAAGAGCCTCACGCAGATAAAGAATTTCATTCTGGTCCAGAAAAGGGAAGACCAAATGATTTCCCGTGGTACGATTTAGCTGGCCTTTTTTATTTTAACGATGATTATGAAGGTGGAGAACTTTATTTCCCACAACACGGAATTGAATTTCAGCCAGTAGCAGGAGCAGCATATTTTTTCCCAGGAGACATGAATTATACTCACGGGGTAAGGCCAGTAAAATCTGGCAACCGATTTACATCTCCATTCTTTTGGACGATATCTAAACATACAGGAGACAGACAACCATGAGTAACTTAAATTATATAGAGATTTATCCAAATGTAGAAGTTTACAGAGATGTTCTTACTGATCCACAAAAAATGTACGAAGTAATGAAAGAGTCTGAAAGAACTTCAGAGGGCAAGCATTTTTTAAAGACATGGGATCCATGGGCACACTTTGGCACTTATACACAAAAAAAGAATCCAATGGAGATATCTGATGATCAGCAGTCAGATGAAATGTTTATTAAAGAAAAGAATTTTGTAGAAGAGGTTGAGGCTGCCTATCATGCAGTTTTAATGGACTACGTAGAAAGACATAACATTAGTTTGCCAGATGGCTGGAGATTTAGCGGATGCTCATACTCAAAGTATAATCCACAAATTAACACTTTAGATAACAAAATGACAATGCAGTATCATACAGATCATATAACATCTCAAAAAGATATGCCTGGAGACAAATTTTTTATAACTTGTACAATGTATATAAATGATGACTACGATGGTGGTGACATTGAATTTTTTGTAGACGGTAAGCTTATTAATCATAAGCCAGTTTCTGGAGATATTTTAGTTTTCCCATCTACAGAGCCATATTATCACGGAGTTAAAACTATTGAAAATAACGAGAAGTTCTTTGTAAGAAACTTTGTTATGACACCATTTGATGGAACAAAAGAATGGTTAAACAACCAAAAGACTTATGGGGCATATAAGTGGGCTCAGATGGAAGCGGAAAGAATTAAGCACGAAGACCCAAGAAACATGAGATATTTGGAAAATGGTGTACCAACATTTTACGATGATCTTGCTAATATAAAGGGAGAAAATAAATAATGGAAAGAGACATGGTTGTAACAAGACATAAATCAGATATAGTTGTATATGACAATTTCTTGACTCCAGAAGAGTGCGCTGCAATTATTAAAGTCCTAGACATAAAAATGCAAAAAGAAGAATTGAAGTGGATGCCTATTTCTTTCTATGAATCATATTCATCTGGTATGCCAGAAGTCAATGATCCAGATACAATTGCTTGCGGATTGCCAGGAGATTTTTTTCAAGTACTAAGACAAAGAGTAATTGACGCAACAGCCGATATGGCTGGTAAAAATCCTGAGCAAATGTCACAAATTAGTTGGCACTCTCAGAGATGGGCACCTGGCGCATTTGCAAATATGCATTCAGATAACACAGATAATGAAGGCAACTCTGGTGCATTTACAAGAAGCAGATACGCAACATTTATTTACTTAAATGATGACTTTGAAGATGGAGTTTTAAATTTTAAGCATGGGCTAACGATTGTTCCAAAGACTGGAAGCATGGCCACATTTGCTGGAGGATTTGAAAACACTCACGAAGTTACAACAGTAAAGAAAGCAATTCGATATACACTCGGATCTTTTTGGGATGACAGAGAAGAATCAGATTACCCACAAGAGGTAAGAGATAAGTGGGCAGAAGAGCTTGCTGAAGTAAGAGCGTATCAAAAGGTAGAGGCTACCGAGTGGGAAGATATTCGTAACCAAGGACTAAGAATTACTGCATCTGGAGAAAAATATTCAGCCAAGGAAGTAGAATAATGCAAAACAATATTGAGTTTAAACAATTTATAATGTTTGACCTTCAGGTTCTTGGACCACAAATTTGGTACTGGGAAAATGCATTAAGTTTTCCAGAAGAGCTAAAAGTATTTATTGACAAAATTGATGAAGAGCCACAGTCTTATTCTAGAATATCTAAATGGGAAAATTGGACAGCAAGCGATGACAAAGAATTAATTTACGGAAAAACAAAAAATATTAATAAATCTAAGTTAAAAGAATCTACTGGATCAGATATGGTAGATAAAAAAACTTTGTATATAGCAAATAGCTTTCTAATGGCATTTGAAATGTGTACCGATAGATACCTAGAAGGACACAAGCTGGATAAAAGTAAATATAATTTAAATTTAGATAACACCACTATTAAGGCTTGGAATGAAGGACAGTCTATGGGTCCACATTTTGACGGACAAGATGGTAATGCAGATCTAGCATTTTCTTTGGTAGCATATATAAACGACGACTACGAAGGCGGAGAAATTAGCTTTCCAAATCACAATGTTACCGTTAAGCCAAAAGCTGGAAGCATGATAATGTTTCCTTCGCAGGAGCCATATATTCATGAAGTAAAGCCAATTATTTCTGGCACCAGATATATGAGCCCCGCACACGTATATATTAAGTAGATCGGTGGTATAATAAAAAAATGAGCACAGGAGTAAACGGCTGGAGATTTCCAGACTATACAGACACCCCAGACGTCCCTAGAGACCTTGGAAACCTTGGTGCTGACATTGCAACCTTCATTGCTGCTAATCCAGGCCCACAGGGCCCTTCAGGCACCTTAGCAATAGGTACAGTAACTACCGTTAGCGCAAGTACTCCAGCAGCAGTTACAAATGTTGGAACCTCATCAGCAGCTATATTAAATCTAACTTTGCCTAGAGGAATTGATGGTATTATTGGCGGTCCAGGTCCTTCAAATGTATTGTCTATTGGAACTGTAGCACAGGGCGGTACAGCATCAGCAACAATTACTGGAACCTCACCTACACAGACATTAAATTTAGTTTTGCCAGAAGGCCCACAAGGAATACAGGGTCCAGTTGGCCCGCAGGGTCCTACCACGCTTGCGGTTGGAACGACTACAACTGGTGCAGCTGGAACAAATGCTTCAGTTACAAACACTGGCACAAGTACAGCAGCAGTTTTTGCATTTACAATTCCAAGAGGAGCAACTGGTGCCACAGGTGCCACTGGACCACAAGGAATTCCTGGATCAAGCGCAACTATAGATCCAGTGCCAACAACAATAAGTTTAAACATACCAACCTCAACTGGGTTTGGCGTAAACTCTAACTGGTATCCTTTGGCAAATAACCTTTATAGTTTAGGGCAGCCAACAGATACACCAAATGGAGTTACATCAAACAGATTTTGGAAAACAATATACTCTAACACTGGAACTATCAATACGTCAGATCAAAGATTAAAAACTGAAATTGCACCATCTCAGCTAGGCCTTAATTTTATAAATGAATTAAATCCAGTAAGCTATAAGTTTATTGAAGGCGGCAAAGAAATAGTAGACGGAGATATTGTTTCAATTCCTGGATCAAGAACCCACTATGGACTTATTGCACAAGAAGTAAAAACAGCTTTAGATGAGTCTGGAGTTGCAGATTTTGCAGGCTGGGTAAAAATGGATATGTTAGAAGAAGACTCTATGCAGGGACTTAGATACGACCAATTTATTGCTCCATTAATTAAAGCAGTACAAGAGCTTACAGCGAGAGTTAAAGCACTAGAAGAGATCTAAGACATGTCATACAAATACACTGTCTTAAAAGATAATCCACTTTCTTTTTTCTTATTAGATGAAGTCCGTTCTGGAACTGCTGGAGTATACAGCAACCTAACAACACAATATGCCACATATGCTGATTTAAGAGATAATGGCGTTTCGTATGCAGCAATAAGTGGACTTCCAATAAAAGACTATTCTGGTAATGGTATGGAAGGATATGCAATAAATGCTTCTGCAATGGAAGTCTTGCCTATAATTGGGGCGGGAGTCAGAGGAACAGAAATTAATAATGACATAGACTTATCACTAAAAGCCCCAGGCATTGCTACATACAAGAACCCAGACAGCCCATTCTCATTTGAAATATGGTTTAGTCCAGACGTATCAGATAGCCAAGAGTATTTAATTCTTGGAGACGCAACAAATAAAATAGGCCTATTTTATAAAAATGAAAATGTAATATTTAAATGTACAGAGCAAGAAACAGTATGGTACAAAGTAAGTAAAAATCAAGTAATGCATATAGTCGGTATATTTTCTAAAGACAAGATGTCTTTGTATATAAACGGATTACTGGTTTCTGAAAAAATTATCACAACAGCATTTAAATTTACAAATGAATTAATTACTATTAATATTGGTCCAGCAAATACTGGAAAGAGATTTGTAGTAGATTCGGCAGCAATCTATAATTATGAAATTGAAGACACAAAGATTTTATCTCACTATTTGGTTGGCTATAAAGAAACTAAATATTCACAGATTGTTTATTCTAAAAACGGAACTTTATTTTCACTAAACTCTGTATCCCTAAAGCCATCAGTATCTTACAGATATCCTGGACTTAAATCTTTAGACACTATAGTTTCAGGAGATGCATACTATAATCCAACCTATAAAAGAATAGAATTTGCCCAGACAGAATTAGTAGAAGAAAAAACTTTTGTATTTGAAGAAAGACTTTATGTGCCAAACCCAGAGAACATTGTTTCTTCTAGAATATCTTACGGGCAAGATGTAGATAACATTTTAATAGAGGTTAAAGTTCCAGGACAAGCCTGGGCGCCATGCAAAAACAATTCTGTCTTGCCATACTATAACAAAAATGAAAACTTGTCTGGTCCAATATTAGACATACGAATTACAATGACCACACTCGACTCCTCTTTTGACCTACCCTACTTTGATAAATTAGAAATTGATTTATATTCAGATAAAGATTTTTATTCTGATAATGGCGGAGGCAAAGTTTATTCCGACTATGATTATTCACTTGGATATTACAACTATCCAGTAAGAATGCAAAATAAATACAATGGCCTATCTATGACTTCAGGACATGGATTCTCTGTAGATCTTCCAATACAGCCAAGAACCATTGAAATGTTTTTTACTCCAAGAGAAGGAAAGAATGTTTTGTTCTCATCGACTGCGGCCTCTTTTAGCTGGACTAATGCAGGAGCAATAACAAAGAGCGGAATTAGCGCAATATACGTTAATGGAATAAACAGGACATCTTCTACCAATGTATCCGACTTCTTTTTAAGCGGGGTATCCCATCACGTACTAATAGTCTTAAGCGCAATTGCCACAGGGATTAAGATGAACCAAAACCAGAGCGGTTCTGAATATGGTGGATCTAATATCTACAGCAATTTAGCATTTTATGAAACCCCATTTACTGCTCTAGAAGCCTTAAAGAATTATAAGCTATATTGTTCAGAAAATTCATTTACCGTGCAAGACCCAGGCATAACTTTCTCAGAAAGTGCTACTGGCCGAGACAACACAGCCTACTTCACAAGATCTTTTGACGTATAGCCTACAATATATTAAAAATATTGTCACAGACTGGTACAGAAGATGGACTTTTGTTAGGAATAATGGTAAACTGGTTAACATATGGAAATCTTAAATCAAAAAAGTCAAATCATTGAAGAGACACGCCTAGGCATATACGTATGGGAAATGCCAGATGGCCGATGGATCGGTGATGATGATGGCAATTTCCTTTCTATAACATCAACTAAAGGCAATAGATCAAAAATAGCTGCACTCGCAGATTCAGTTAGACACTATGGTATTTATGAGGGACAGCCGAAATTCCTTTCGGGTAGAAGAAAAATTGATGATGAAGAATTTGAACATCAGAACGAAAGACTTAAATGGGGACTTACTCCAGATACATTAGATATTGGAGAATACAAAGATTCAATACTAAGAGGGGGAGCAGTAAAATGACACAATTTTTAGAAGACGGACCAGAAGATACATACGAGGTATCTGTTAAAAATAGCTCAGACCTATTCTCATTTAAGAAAGAGAAAGAACACGTAGACCCATTTGCTATTGGTATTGATGACCTTAAAAAAGTAAGAGGCCTAGGCACAAATTTTAAAAGAAAAGTAAATAGAGATTTTACAAAATCATTTACTGGTAAAGATGGATCAGGCACACAACAGAATCTATTGCAGTCAGCAGTTACTGGATATGCAATGTTCGACCTTGTTCAACCAGTATATAATCTAGAATACCTTTCTCAGATATATGAAGTTTCAACATACAACTATGCAGCCATTAATGCCAAGGTAGCAAATATTGTTGGTCTTGGATATTCCTTTATGGAAACAAGAAAGACAAACGATGCTATCGATGCAATAACAGATGACAAGCAATTAGATAGAGCACGTAGAAAGCTTAATAAGTTAAAGCAGGATCTTCAAGATTGGCTAGATGCAACAAACCAAGAAGATACGTTTACTGAAACATTGATAAAGGTCTATACAGACCTAGAAGCAACTGGTAACGGCTACCTTGAAGTAGGTAGAACTACAGGCGGAGATATTGGATATATTGGGCATATCCCAGCAAAGACTATGCGTGTAAGAAGACTTAGAGATGGCTTTATGCAATTGCTTTATGGCAAGGCTGTATTCTTTAGAAACTTTGGAGATACAGAAACCGTTAATCCAATTGGTGATTCAGAAGATAGACCAAACGAAATAATTCATTTAAAGAAATATACCCCAATGAATAACTACTACGGCATTCCAGATATTGTAGCAGCCCAGATGTCACTTGCAGGAAACGAATTTGCTGGCAGATATAACCTAGATTATTTTGAAAATAAAGCGGTTCCAAGATATATCATCACAGTTAAGGGAGCAAAGCTTTCTCCAGAGTCAGAAAGAAAATTGCTTGAATTCTTCCAGGTTGGACTAAAAGGAAAGAACCACAGATCACTATATATCCCTCTACCAGCCGACACTCAAGACAATAAGGTTGAATTTAAAATGGAGCCAGTTGAAGCTGGTGCCCAAGAGTCCTCATTTAATATTTATAGACAATCAAATAGAGATGAAATTCTATTGGCACACAGAGTTCCAATTAATAAAATTGGTGTTCCAGAAGGTGTGTCCTTGGCAAATGCTAGAGACGCAGATAAAACATTTAAAGAGCAGGTTTGCCGACCAGCTCAAATGAGACTTGAAAAAAGAATTAATTCAATAATTGAAGAAAAGACAGATGCATTAAAAATTAAATTTGAAGAGTTGACTTTAACTGACGAAGATACTCAGTCTCAAATAGACGAAAGATATTTAAGAATGCAGGTTATTACCCCTAATGAAGTTAGAATTAGAAAAGGAATGATTCCTGTTGATGGCGGAGATGAAATGGTTGAATTAAAGCCACAGCAAGCTGCTGACCAAAAAGCAACCGCTGGCAAAACTAGGGCAAGGGATTCAGAAAGATCTGCCGCATCTTCCGATAAGGTCGGAGAAGGCAGAAATGCAAAAGGTGACGGAAAAAAGGTTGACTAAACCTAATCAACTGCTATTTGCATTATAGTAGATAAACCATTAAAATTAAGCATATGAACATTGAAAAAGCCCAATGGTCCACAAACGGCCAAAACATTCATTTATCTGTCCCGTTCACAAAGGTGAATAGGGAGAACAGAACTGTTTCTGGATTCGCTACACTAGACAACGTAGATCAAACAGGTGATGTCGTAACAGCAGAAGCAAGCATGAAGGCATTTGAAAGTTTTAGAGGCAATCTTAGAGAGATGCATCAGCCACTAGCTGTAGGCAAAGTAGTTTCTTTCAAACCAGAAACATACTATGATCAAAAGTCAAAAGAGTTTTATAACGGAGTGTATGTTACATCGTACATCTCAAAAGGCGCACAAGATACATGGGAAAAGGTTCTTGACGGAACACTTTCAGGTTTTTCAATCGGCGGAAAGATTAAAGAGTCAGACAACGAAATGAATAAGTCAACAGGAGAGACTGTAAGATTTATTAAGGATTACGATCTAATAGAATTATCAATTGTTGATTCACCAGCAAATGAAATGTGTAACATCATATCAATTGAAAAGATGAACGGCCAACTTGTATTCAAGGGAATGGCTGCAGATGTAGTTACAGAAAATATTTTTTATTGTGAAGAAAGCGACTCTGTTTTTATCTCAACAGACAAGACATACTCTTCTCCAGTTACTGGAAAAGAAGCTACGCTAATTGGATGGGTCGAAAGCTCAGACATAAACAAATCAAAAGAGATAGATAAGATTCTTGCTTCATTTAAGAAGTCAAGAGTTCCGTTGCCTGGAATACAAACAATAGCAAAACAGGTAAACGTACAAGGAGGTAATGAAGTGGAAAAACTAAACGCAATAGCTGAAGATTCAGTAGTAGAAATTACAGAAACAGCAATCGTTGAAGAGACCGTAGTGGCATCTAATGCACCTGCAGTCGAAGATGCACCAAACGCTGTTAACTCAGTGGAAGATGCAGACTCTGCTTCTGTAGATGTCTTTAAGTCAGTTGATGCTCCTCAAGCAGATGCTGCAGTTGAAGAACCTGATTTTGCAAAAATGTTAGTAGACCTAAAGGGATTCTTTGCAGATACTCTTAGCAAGGCTACAGAGGCAAATGCAGTACAGGTTTCAGAAATCAAAGAAACTGTAGAGACTTTTAGCAAGAGCGTAAATGCTCAAATTACAGAGTTAGCAGAAAAGCACAGTGCACTTAGTGCCGCTGTCACAGAAATAAAGGGCACCATTGATGGTGTTCAAAAGCGTGTAGATGCCGTAGAAGGCGATACAGCAATCAAGAAGTCCTCAGACCTTGGCGGGTCTGTTGCACCAGCAGTAAACAAATCAAAATGGAACGGTTCTTTCCTCGGTTCCGTAAACGAAATATTTAACTAGGGTAGGTGAATTATATGAGCAATGAAACATTAGAAAAAGCAATCGCAGCAGGCACAACAGCCACAGCTGGTTTTGCATCAACAGCAGGTGGAGCAGGAGTACACACAGCGTCTGAAAACGGCAACGGTGGTCTTCTAAATCCAGAACAATCAGCTCGCTTCCTAGACTATATGTTCGATTCAACCGTAATTGGAAAAGTCGCACGTACAGTTCGAATGAAGTCAGACACAACAGAGATTGATCGTATGTCAGTAGGAGAAAAGCTTGTTAAGCTTGCATCCGAAGGAGACAACACAGGTGTTAACTCAGCTGTAACTTTCTCAAAGATCTCTCTAACAACAAAGAAGCTTCGCATGGATTGGGAACTTTCAACTGAGTCTCTAGAAGACAATATTGAAGGTGCCGATCTTGAAGATCACATCGCACGTTTGATGGCAACACAAGCAGGAAATGACATCGAAGATGTTATTCTTAACGGTGACACAGCCCTTTCAAGCGATGCACTATACAAGTCATTTGACGGTGTAGTTAAGAAGGCTAAGACCTCTGGTCGTGTAGTCGATGCAGCAGGTGCGGGAATTTCCCGTGCTGTATTTAACTCAGCGCTAAAGGCCCTTCCACGTAAGTACAAGCAACGTCGTACAGACCTTCGCTTCCTTTCAGGATCAAACTTGATCCAAGATTACTTATACTCAAACTCACAGAACATCCAGAACGTTACTCCACAAGATATTGCCTCTGGCATTATCCGTGGTGATGTTCCTGTTCTAGGAGGTCCTGCAGGATATGTAGCTCCATACGCATTTGGTATTCCAATCGTTGAAGTTCCACTTCTTCCAGAGACACAGGCTGGTTCATACGCAAGCCCATCAGGATCACACGGAGATGTCCACTTGACATTCCCTAACAACGTGGTAATTGGTGTAAAGCGTGACGTAACAGTTTACCGCTTCTTCTGGCCACGTAAGGACTCAATCGAGTACACAATGTATACTCGTGTTGGTGTTCAAATCGAGCAAGCAGACGCTTGGGTAGTTGTAAAGAACGTTAAGGTTGCTTCCTAATTAGGAATTAATCTCAGGAAAGCCCCCAATTAATTTTGGGGGCTTTTCATTTTAATTATACAATGCTATAATGGTTTTACCTAGAAAAAGGAGTAATAAATGTCTTTTGACACATTAAAGGTCGGAGAGCTAAAAGCAATTGCAGAAGATTTTGCAGTTGAAACAGAAGGACTTAAGAACAAGCAGGACATAATTGCAGCACTAGCAGAAGAAGGTGTCACATACGAAGTGTATGCTAAGACACTAAAGGATCTAGAGGATGCAAAAGAGGAAATTGAAATCCTCCCAGTATTTGATCCAAAGGCAGAGCGTACAGAAGATACTGTGCTAGTTAGAATGACAAGAGCAAACTTTAGGTATGACATCTTGGGACACACGTTCACACAGGAACACCCATTTGTAGCAATGCACAAAGATTCTGCTCAGGAAATTTTTGATATAGAGGAGGGGTTTCGTTTAGCCACACCAAAAGAAGTACAGGATTATTACGGCTAAGCTTAACCGCACAACATGGAAATTATAGTAGGAACAAATGCTCCAGTAAAGCAAAGAGTTTTTTGGAAGGGCAGCATATCCAAAGCAGACTCATTGCCAACAGTTAAGTTCTATGACATAACTGAAGACCCAGCAGTTGCACCATCTATTAATCCAGCAACTCTTTTACACACGCAAACAGCAGAAGAAGTAGATACAGACTTTGGTGTATATAGCGTATACCCACCATTGACTCTTACAAACAGACCTAGATCATTAAAGCTAGTATGGGAATATCGGGTTCAAGGGCAAGTAGTAACAAAAGAGCATAAGATTTTTGTTGTTACCCCGTATGCAGATTTAACACAAGCAGCTGACGCACTTGGATTTGGGTTTGATCAATCTGACCCTAATTATAAAACATTTGCTGACCTAGTTGCCGCAGAAAGATATGCTAGAAAGTTAATTGAAAATTACACTGGACAGCAGTTCCATTTGTATGATGACGTAAATGTTGTTTATTCAACTGGAGCAGATATTCTTCCACTGCCTCAAAAGATTAACCAGTTGCATGAGCTTTATTTAAATGACATGCTTTTGGTAGATACTATTAACAATGTTAATAATTTAAATATGCCAGTTTCAGTATCTGAAAGTGGATTTGGATTAAGAGTTGATAGATCAAACGCATTAGACAATGTAGTTTATTATGCTAACGGCATGATTCCTCCAAGCATTAATGATAGCGGAAGAGGCATATTTGTAAATGGCGGGACCTACAGGGTCGCTGGTAGATATGGCTGGCAAAATGTACCAGACGAAGTAGAGCTTGCATGCATTGAATTAATGAAAGACTTTTTCTCTAAAGATAAAGAATGGCGCAATAAGTATATAAAGAGCATCCAGACATTTGACTGGCAGTTCCAATATGATACATCAGCATTTAGCGGCACAGGCAATAACTATGCAGATCAGCTATTACTCCCATATGTCACAAACAAAATGGTAGTTATTTAAGATGAACAACCTAGTTGATTCTATTTTCAATATGAAGGTAGATGTATATCTGCAAGAAGATTACCAGGACCCAAACACTGGTGCTATCAAGAAGTCTTGGATATACCAGAAAACAATCCCGTGCTTTGCAAAAGGAATGATATCTAATTCATCCACTGCAAGAAGCGGAGATAACAGGGCCATATCAACTAAATATGAGAATACTCAAACTATAGAAATTAGAACACAGACGCCAATTACATACAGACAGAAGATAGCCAATATCAAAGATTCTTCTAACAATGTAATATGGTTTGAATTAAACTACCCAAATGATACTCCAACAGTATTTGAGATAGTAAGCTCAACACCAATTACAGATCCGTTTGGAACACTTATGGCATATAACTCAATTGCCAAAAGGTCGGAGAACCAGATAATTGGAGACTAACGGAGTAGCACTATTACAAGCAGCATCTGGCCTAGAAAGACTAATGGTTGGTTCATCTGCCGCTGGAGTTGTTAAAGATAGCAACGTAGCACAAATATCTGCATTCTTATATTACCAAGCTAATGTTGCAGCAAAACTTACGTCAAATAAAGCATTTCAAAGACTTTTTAAAACTACCATATTTAATCAAATAGACAAAGACTTTGGATTATTTATAGACTCCCAAGCACGTACAAAGCCAAAATCATTGCACCATGTATACGAATGGAATAAGACTGGGCAGACTACTAGTAGATTATTTAAGCTAAACAGAATGGATTCAATGGGACTTTCATTTAAAATAAACTATGATCTTAAGTTATCTAGATCTTCTGTGCCTACTAAAAATAGAAAACAAAAAAGTAGATATGTCTTTGCAAATAAGGCTGCGGTAATGGAAAAAGGAATGCCACTCACAATCAGGCCAAAATCAGCTGAAAGACTGGTATTTGAAATTGATGGAGAAGTTGTATTTATGCCAAAAGGTAAATCAGTTACAGTAAGAAGCCCAGGCGGAAGATCTTCTACCAACCAGTTTGATCTTGCATACAGTAGATATTTTAGCGGACCTATGGTTTCTCACTCCATAAAAGCTTCTGGGTTCCAAAACATATTTGGATCTAAGTTTGAAAAAGCAATGAGAGTCCCTTCTTCTATATCCAAGGTGCGTTATTCTTTTAGTCCAGGTACAATTAGACTACAGGCGGACTCAGCATTAATTGAACAATTTGGAGGGGCAGCATAATGACAAACTATAATATAGACGCAATGTATGAAATTAGAAAGCATTTATGGAGAGAACTTCAATTAAACAATATGCTAGATCCTAATTCATATTATAGCGATAATTTGGGCGAAGCAATAATTCCAATTATCCCAGTTCAGCAGGCTCCAGAAATGAGTCAATTTTTAAGCGGCAAGACCCACATTGTTTATGACAAGATAGGTAGCACATACGAAGAGAACTGGATGATATGTTGCGAAAAGATATCTTTTACAATCTACTCAATAGACCATGCTGAAATAAATGCCATTAGAAATATGATGATGGATGTATTTAGAAGAATGGACGATTCTGCTAGAGACCTAAATAACTCCAAATCTACAAATAAAATAATATTTCATAACACAATGATCGTAGATATGTCTCCCACAGAGCCATCTGAGGAGCTAGCAGGCTTTTTGGCGGCAGATATCATACTTGAGGTCAAATACTCTAGGACAGTTGGGGCAACGGGCAGATTCGATTAGTTTGCCTTTTAGTTGATTGTAAGATAAAATTATACCAAGAGGAAATGAGCCTAGCCAGCTTGATTTAAAGTTTTACAGTAAGTCAATATATATATATTTATTTAACAGGAGGTTTTAAAATGGCATCAGCCAAAAATATTTTAGTAGGAGCTTCTCCACTATTCTTGTCAGCTTCTGATTCAACCACATCTGGATACGTAGCAGACATGGAGCCAGGATCAGCAGGTGGCGTAGCATTCGTAACAAAGAACCAAGCAGCAACACCAGCAATTCCAGCAACAGTTTCATACACAGATACTCTAAATGCAAACGCAGCAGGAGCATCACCAAAGTGGAGAAACGTAGGATTTACAAACAATGGTCTACAAATTACTTACAACCCATCATACGGTTCAGTAACAGTAGATCAGCTTCTTGACTCAGCAAAGCTTTTCAAGGAGTCAATGGAAGTTATGATCGCAACAGAGCTTGCAGAAGGTACTCTTGAGAACGTTCTTGCAGTATTCGGTCAAGCAGGTACAGCAACAGTAACAGGAACTGCAGACGCAAAGAAGTCTACAATTGGTCTAGAAGCAGGAGCTCTTGGTGTTGCACCAACAGAGCGCCAGCTAGTAGCAGTTGGACAGGCTCCAACAGAAGACGCAACAAAAGCAGAGCGTGTATATTATGCACGTCGTGTTCTTTCTGTACAACAGTCACAATTCTCACTTGCTCGTAACGCAGCAACAACATTCCCAGTAACTTTCCGTCTACTTCCAGTAGAAGCAAAGACTGGCTCTGAGTACGGTATTATCGTAGACCGTGTTCTAGTAGCATAATTAATATACATTAATTAGTAAAACCCCCCTAAGAAATTAGGGGGGTTTTGTCATTGTATTGGTATTTCTGATATGATACAATAATTAAGACGAGATCCTAGGAGGATTTAAATTGGCAACAACAGTATATGATGTAGAAGAGATTCAACTACAAAATGGCGCAACCGTAAAGCTAAAGCCTTTAACAATTAAAGAGCTTAGAAAGTTTATGGCAGCCATTGCAAAGACAGCAGAAGTAACTACAGAAGATGAGACGCTAACCATCCTAATCGATGCTTGTGCAGTAGCACTAGAGAAGCAGCTTCCAGATTTGGTAAAAGATAGAGACGCATTTGAGGACACTCTTGACGTTCCTACAATTAACCGCATCCTTGAAGTTTGTGGTGGCATCAAGATGGATGATCCAAATTTGCTAGCAGCAGCGGTTCTAGCTGGTCAGAACTAGATCTAGCTGCACTAGAAGGAGAAGTATTCTTAATAGGCAACTATAAGAACTACGAAGAATTGGAAGACAGTCTTTCAATGCCAGAGTTAATTCAAACCTTCTCAGCAATGCAAAAGACTGAATCAGAAAAAAGAAAGTTTCTGGCATCCATACAAGGCATAGAGCTTGACGGTGGAGAACAAGAAGGAAGCAAGAGCTTTGAAGATGTAAAAAGAAATGCTCTTGGAATATCTGCAGATGCATCTGATGTTGTTTCATTACAAGGTCAGTTTGCTTCAGAAGCAGGGTTTGGTATCGGAGCGGGACTCGGATACAAAAAGGAGTAGGTAGTTGGCAGATCAAAATATAGTTACCAACATAACTGCGACGGCTAATTTTAGTAGCCTAACAGCGCAGTTACAAGCGGTGACCACCCAGCTTCTAAAACTTCAAGCTACAACAATTGGTTTAAATAAAAATTTAACTAGCCAAGTTGGAGTAATGAATCGTCAGTTTGACGAAACCATGCGCTCCACTGGCCAGTTTGCCAGACACTTTGTAACACTAACTTCAGACGTATCTAAGTTCGGACAGAACCTAGATAGCGGAAGAATGAAGCTAGGGCAATACTTTAGAACCTGGCAAGGACATACACAAAAAACTAGCTCATTAGTTAGAGACTTAGCTAAACAGCAAGTAATGCTTGAGAACGCAATCATACAGCCGTTAGGTAAAAACGCTCAAGGATTAATGCAATACAACGTAATGGTTCAATCTGGACTAGACGCAACAAAAAATAAGTCTGCATTATTAAGACAAGAACTATCCATTATGAACAAGGTAATGATGGATGGGTCTAACCAGCTTATTAACTGGGGTAAGAATACACAGTGGGCTGGTAGACAACTTACTGTAGGACTTACAGTACCTCTAGCAGCATTTGGAATGGCTGCAGCAAAAGCATTTAGGCAAGCAGACGAAGAGCTTGTAAGACTTACAAAGGTTTATGGTGGATTAACAGCAACATCATCAGCAGACCTGTTAAAAGTTAGAAAAGATGTATCAGCTCTGTCTAGAGAATTAGCATCTGGGTTAGGTGCAAACTTTACAGAAACAATTGCCTTGGCCGCTGACATTGCTGCAACTGGTAAAGAGGGCGTAGATCTTCTAGACTCAACAAGACAAACAACTAGACTTGCAATTCTTGGTGAAGTTGATAGACAAGAGGCAATGAAAGCTACTCTATCAATTCAAACAGCATTTGGGCAAAGTACAGAAGAGCTTGCTCAATCCATTGACTTTCTTAACGCAGTTGAAAACCAAACTTCAACAAGCCTTGCAGATTTAGTAGAGGCTATCCCTAAAGCTGGCCCAGTTGTAAAAGCATTGGGTGGAGATGTTCAAGATCTTGCACTTTATTTAACAGCAATGCGTGAGGGTGGAATTAATGCTTCAGAAGGAGCTAACGCACTAAAGTCGGCATTAGCGTCGATAATTAATCCAACCAAGGTTGCTAAAGAGCAGTTCATGGGAATGGGAATTGATTTAGCTGGAATTGTTAATAAAAATGCTGGCAACTTAACTGGAACAATCATGGCCCTTAAGGATTCTTTAGACTCACTACAACCATTGCAAAGAGCAAGAGCAATCGAGCAGCTATTTGGAAAGTTCCAGTTTGCAAGAATCAATGCGTTGTTTGAAAACCTTGGAAAAGAAGGAAGTCAGACTTTACAAGTATTAGACTTAATGAAAGCTAGTACACAAGATTTAGCTAGTATATCTGAGCGAGAATTAAAAGCAATGACAGAGTCTGCTTCTGGTAAATACAGAAGAGCACTTGAAGCCGTAAAGGCAGACCTTGCAGTAATTGGAGAGCAATTCTTAAAAGTAGGAACATTTGTATTAAATGCAATTGATGGAATTGTAAAGTTTATTGGAAATCTTCCTGGACCTATTAAAGCAGTACTAGGATTTATTGGAAGTCTTACAGCAATTGCTGGACCTATTATTATGTTAACTGGTGTACTCGCCAACTTCTTTGGATATATAATAAAAGGAATATTTGCGTTAAAGAATATTGGCAAAGGCGGAACAGGATTTAAGCTATTAACACCAGAGTTAATGGCAGCATCAAATGCTGCAAAAACCGTAGAGCAATCATTTTATAGTGACACAAAAGCAGCTGCTACATTTTCAGATGCAGTCTTAACTTTAGCAGCGTCATTTGATAAACTAAAATTAAGCGCCATGTCTTCTACTGTTGCAACAAGCAATAGCATGTCTACTGTAGCAGGAAGCCCAGTTTTGCGTGGCGGAGGAAGAATTGTAGACAAAGACAACCCTCTTGTAGGTAGACCTTATTCAAGAGACATGTCTCACGTTATTCCAACTGGATCAAAAACTGCAGAACAAAGAGCAGGTGAAACAATATTCTCTACTGTTCCTGGTCCTAAGCCAGTAAACCTAAGACTTTCAAATTCACCACAAACATACATGAATGATGATCTTCCAAGAATTCCTGGAGTTACTTCAGTAAATGGAGTCTCTAATGGTATAGTAGCAGCAGAAGCAGCAAAATGGCATTCAATGACGGCAGCAATTGCTATGCAGTCAAAAGCAGAATTAGCATTACTTAAAACAGAAGTAGCTGCTACAGGAACAGTAACTGCGTCATTAACAGATTCATACCAAGCATTACTTCCACAAATGACAAAGATAACTTCTTTGGCAGCAGACGAAACTGCTTTAATTGTTAAGCAGCTACAAGCTGGTAAGATTACAGTAGAAGCAGCAAGAGCTAAAATATTTGCATTAAATGCACAAGTAGAAGCAATGATGGTTCAAACAGCACAAGGTGTTGCAGCAGCTCAAGCAAGAACTATTAGTTTGACTACAGTGCCATTAACAACTCAGCCAGTTGTAAGCGCAGCTGGAAAATCAAACATGAAAGAGCTTTTCCATAAATCAGAAACATCTAAGTTAGTAGACTCAATAGCACGTGGTCTTGGAGTTAGAACTTCTGGAGCTGGTTATAGTATTCAAACAACAAAGCCTAGATTTAATGAAGGCGGTAAGGTTGAAAAGTTTAGTGCAAATAAAACACGGGTTACTGGACCAGCATCAATTGACTATGATGATAGAATGGGATCCGTACCGCTTGGTGGATATGTATTAAATCAGGAGGCGTCATTAGACCCAAGAAACGCAGCATTAGTCGCAGCAGCACCTTCAACACATAAAGATTCTGGAAGCAACATCACTGCCTTGCTTACTCCACAGGAGACAGTGTTTGGTCCAGGACTACAGAATAACCCAGAACTTTTTAGAGCAGTAGATGCTGCCAACAATGGCACACCACTGCAAGCAAACATGGCTGGCGGAAACATTACACTCTCTAGATCTAATTATGGTTTAGTACCACCGTCTGCTGCAATAATAAGAGGCTTGTTTACATCAAATAGAACAGCATATAGAAAACAGTTAGTTACACTAGCAGAAAAAAGAAATTTAGAAAGAGCAGCCGTAAGAGAAAGAGATGCACAGTATGTAGGCGGTTATGGATCCAGATCTTGGTTAGCTAGAGGAGCAACAACAAGGTCCGTTCTTAACGACTATATAAAGTCTTTACCTGCTGGAGAAAGAAGAAGAGCTGCAAGCATACTAGAAGATTTTTCTGGCTCTATAAGAACTGGCAGAGGCGGAATGGACAAAGGATTTGCCAGAGACACCTTTACAATTGAGCCAGGGCATTTAGAGCGTGGTGGGGCACTTGATAAATTACTAGCAAAGAATAAACTGCCACCATTGGACCTTGAAAGAATTACACACGCTACGCATTTAACTAGAGCATCAGTGAGAGATGGTAGAAGATTTGTAAGTAAGTATACTGTTGATTATGATTCAAGATCTAATCTTCAGGCAAACCATGGAACCCTAATTGCAAAAAATTTCTTAGAAAGAAATATGTCTCGTACAGGTAAGTATGACACAATTATGCAACGTGCAGGCGTTCATAGATCAAAATGGTCAGATACCGAAAAAGAAATTGATGCAAAAATTGCTGCGTCATTAAAGGGCAAAGAGTCAAAGAAAATTGGAGATGAAAAGGGAGACATAACCTTTGATTCATTTATCCCATTTATAGATTCAAGCATTGTTGCTGCAGGAGGATCTGCGGCTAAGCTAAAGCTTCTAAAAAGAAATGTAGTAGAAAGAAAAAATGCTGGCGGAATGATTGGTGGTTCTGTTACAAAGGGCAAGCGCTCATACGGGAGACCACTATTCCTTGGAATGCCTAGAAGAATTAAAGATGTTGAGCAACAAAGAAAAGCTAGACTTCATATGGAAGAAATTAATACTGGACTTAAAAACAGTAGGTTTGCTTCTATGGAGCCAACAGATTTTGGTAAATTAATAACACCTACATCTGGAAGAAGTTTCCCTGTACCAGGAATCGGTGGGGTATATGAAAAGCCAGATGGAACAAGAGTATTCGTTAAACCAGTTATGGATGAAACTGCTGCATTAGCCGAACAACGTGCAACCATCATTGCAAGGCAAGCACACGGACTTAATTCTCCACAACAATCAATTAGAACAATGATTGATCCAACTGATCCAACTGGCAAAAGAAAGCTTATTGTTTTAGAGTCTCCATACAATGAGGCATTTGCTAAGCAGTCAGCAGATTTTACAAAGAAAGATTATTTTAAGCAATTAGTAGCAGCTAACCTAAGAGGCGATAAAGATTTAGGTAGAGGTAATCTCTACGGAGGCACACTAGCAGATGTAGGAACCGCTGGTGTATTCAAGACGGCTTCTGGTAAGAGAGCTTACGAACCAGAGATGATATCAATGTCAGACCAAGCACGTATTAACTTGCTTGGAGTAAGGGGCGGAGCAAAGAGATTCTTTGCAGAATCAACATTAAACATACCAAAGGGGATGACACCAAAGCAATATCATGAAGCAATGATTGCTGAAATTGATACAGTTCTTCCAGCATTAAAGAAAACTATTTCACAATTTAATTTAAATGCAGAAGAGTCAGCTGTATATGCATCTATGATTAGAAGACTTGAGCAGGGCAGGAATGTTAACTGGCAAGAATTTCATGGAATTCATTCTGCAGTAAAGCCAGCCAATGGTGTGGCATTAACTCCAGCAGCATTAAAGAAGCTAAAGGAAGAAGCAGAATTAAGAATAAGACAAAAAGGACATGCAATATCACTTGCAGACAATTCCTTTAAGACACCTTTAAATGGATTTAATCATGGAGGAACAATTGGCAATGTCCTTAAGGGATTAGCTATGAGAAGGATTGGTGCAGGATTTGGACCAACTGGAGCACCTAAGCCTAGTGCATATGAGTCTGCTCCATGGGGTGTTAACTCGTTATCTATTGAAATGGCAAACACATTGTTTGCAAGTTCTGGTTTAAGAAAACATACACAAAAGCTACTCTATGATAAGTTTGCCGCTGCAATGGCAAGAGAAAAGCCTTATGGCTATGTTAAGGATGCACAAGGTTCACTAAAGAATGCTCTTGAGCCATCATCATTAGATTCAGTAATTAGACAAGCAGCTAGCGATTTAGTTGGCGATAGAAATCTATTAAGACAGCTATCTCCAATCGATAAAGATATTCTTAGAAACAAATATTTAAATTGGGATTCAAGAAAAGATACACCAATGACTGCAGAGCTAAAGAAGAAAATCTTTAGCATCGATGGTAAAAGAGAAATGGGTGGACCAGTATCTCCAGGACAAAATTATGTTGTCGGAGAAAAGGGCCCAGAAATATTTAGTCCTTCTCAAAGCGGAAAGATTATTCCTGGATACGAAATAGGCGGAGTTATTCGTTACGGAAAAGATTCATATGGTCGTAAGGGAAATCCTGCGGCTCGTGCAGCACAAGAAAGAGCTAAGGCAGAACGTGCAGCAGCATATGTTCCTGCCCCAGTAGAAGCACCTGAGCGTAAGCCTGGTCCATTGACTGGATCAAAAACAACAGTAGTTGGCAATGGCGGTGTTAGAACGAACCAATACGGGGTACAAGGTTCTTTGCCATATATGCCTGGACTCACATTAGGTCATGCAGCTTTAAATAGAACACAAGCAGCTCTACTATCTGCCGCAAAACAAATAGAGATGTCACTCTTTGCATTTGGTACAAGCGTTAAAAAAGATGCTCTTATGACTGGAAGAGTCATAAAGTATTCTGGAGACCAACTTGTGGTTGGAGCAAGAATGTTGCCAGGACAAATTAAATCAGCACTAACCCCATTGGTAACTGGTATAAAATACATAGGTTCACAGATTTCTACAACTGCTAAAGCAGTTGGTGCTCAAATAAAAGCAGCTGGTTCATATGTTAAGGGTTGGGCGGCTTCACCTCCACCTGTAGCACCAGGAGCTTATGGCGGAGCAACTCTAGGACAAAACTTTGCTGCAAACGCAAGGTATACAACTTCTAACATGCTTCATCCAATTCAATATTTAAAGAATAAAGGAATGATAAACCCAGCAACATTCGGACAAGGAGCGGTTGGAAGCACAGTTGGAATGATGGGTGGTATGGCAGTTGGCGGAATGGTTGGAGAAAAATTTGGCGGACAAAATGGTGCAATGATGGGCAGCATGGCTGGAATGATGGGCGGACAAGCAATTGTAAAGGGCATTGGTGGCAAGATTGCATCAAGAGCCGCAGCTAGCGCAGCAACAGCAGGACTGGCTTCAGCAGGTTTTGGAGCAACCGCCGCAGCAGCCGCAGGATTAGTTGCGCCGCTTGCAGCAGTAACAGCAGCAGTTTATGTTGGATATAAAGCCTGGAAACATTATAAAGAAGGACAAACTCTTAACATATCTACATTTGGTCTTACTGCTGAAGCAGCTAAAAAAGCTAATCTAAGATTTACAGACTTTGGTTCAAAAATAAAAGATACTATTCAAGATTCAAAAGATATGGCTGCTGCAAATAAGCTTGTGTATGAAAGCATGAAGGATGGCGGAACACCGTTCCAGATGACGATTGCAGAATATAAAAAACTAAAGGTTGAAGTTAAGGAAACATTTAGTGAGCAGATTGATGCATTAGACCGTCAGCCATCCAATAAGGTGCCAGACGCAGTTCGCAGAATTAAAGAACAGCTCATAGCAGCTGGCATGTCTGCTGAAGAAGCAACTAAAAAAGTTTATACAATGCTTCAGCTTTCAAATAAGAGCGACCAATCAATTACTGCAACAATGGGCAACGCAGACTTTAAAGCAATTACAGATCCTCAATCAGCCGCAGTATCTGCAGTTACAAGCTTTGGCAAAGACACAAAGGATCAAGGCAATAAGGAAAAAGCAGCCTCATTAAATACAGCCTTGATGGCAACTGAGACTGGAATTAATGATTTAATTGCAAAGAGAGAAAGACTAGTAGCAAAAGATTTGACTGGAAAGACTAAGTCACTAAGTTTTGCAGAAGCTGAAAAAATAATGATTGACCAGATCAATAAATCAAAGGAAGCTGGGACAATGATTACCCAGGGAACAATTGATGAAATGGCAAAAACAAATCCAGAAGTAAAGAAAATGATCAATGGCTCAGACACAGTTGTTAGCGTATGGCAAAAAATTAGATTGCAGGCAAAAGGATTTACTGGAGATCTTTCTCAATTAAACGCTGCTCAAACACAATTAATTTCTGATTCATTTAATGCCATAGCAACATCTGTAGTTGCAACAAATTCAAGTAAAGACGGAATGTTGAGCAAGCAGTATTCTGCTCTTGGCAAACTAGAAGACAAGATTAAATCTTACACTAAGGCATTAAAGGGTCAAACAGTTTCTCAGCAGATATCTGATAGAGAAAAGATATCTGCACTAAACAAGCAAATTGAAGCTAATAATAAACTTGCAGAAGCTAGAAAGAAAGCATTATCTGCTGCACAAGCAGACGCCGACCTTGGCAGACAGATTGAAAAAACTAGACTTGAAATGCAAAATGCTTCAGCAACTGGAGACACTCAAAAAGCTCAAGAGCTAAGGCTTGATCTAGAATCATTAACAACGCAACAGCAAACAGAATCTCAAAGTAAAGCAATTGACAAAGCGAATGAAGCTGCAAATGCACCACTTAAGGCTGCCATTGAGGCAATGGGCAATAAGCAGCAAGGTCTTGCAGATAGCGCAGCACTTGCTGGTGAAAGCTTAGATAAGGTTCGTGGTAAATACGATGAGCAAAAAGCAGCAATAGACAAGGTCAATGATTCAATGACTGCCCTTTATGGTAATGCAGCTGCAGCTGGTAAATCAGTAGAAGAATATGTTAAGACCAATAAAGAAGCAGCAGCTGGATTAGTTGCTGCAGTAGAAGCTGCCACTGGCGAAAAAATGCCAAGGTATACTGATTTTCAAAATTATGAAGGTGGAAAAGTAGTAACTAAAAAAGTTGCAGTTTCTCCACAGGCAAATGCACTATCAATATTAGCAAAAGCAGGAACAGGTTCTGCAGTCAACGACGCACTTGCCAATAGCATTAAGGGCGGAGCAACCCTTAAAGATGTTGTAAATGCTGTAAAGGGTGTAGACGGAAAGCCAGCCCTAAGAAAAGATATTGCAGTTACAGGAAATTATTCAAATGCCATGGATGAAAATACATATAATGGAGTTAAGACAAAGGTTTTAAATGCACAGGCTAGAAGATCAATTGCAAATCAACAGGACCTACAAATAGGAGAAACTTTTATTTGGAATGGTCAAAGATATGGCAAGAGCAAGACAGGTGGCAATATTGTTTTCATGGGTAAGGCTGCTGCTGGTGTAAAAAGTGGAGCTAGTGGAATGTACCTTGTTGGAGAAAAGGGACCAGAATTTGTTCACTTAAAAAACCGTGCCAACATTATGCCAAACGATGTTATGAATACATTAGCTGCTGCATCTCCAAGATACAACTTTAACAAAGCTCAATATAATTTAAAGGACGGAACTACTTCAGGTAATTCATATGTTGTAAATCAAAATATTTATGCGTCTGAAGGAATGGATGTCGAGGCATTGTCAAATATGATTGTTAAAAAGGCTGAAGTTGTTATTGGACAAAAGGCTAAAGTTAATGTTAAAATGGTTGGACAGGGGAAGAATATATAATGGCAGCTTTAGTTTTACCAGTAGGCTCAGCACTGTTTATACAGGATGCCAATGGCGTATGGCAAAAATTAACTGAACATAATAGGTCACCAATATCCGTAGACGTTCAACGTTTTGAGCAGACCGCTAGAATGGCCAATGGAAGCCTTAGAAAGCTGTTTATAGCCGATAAGAAGAACATATCTACCTCCTGGAGCATGGTTCCTTCATACTCTACTATGACCGTTGATGCGGGCTGGGGAGCGGAAGACATAAAGACATTCTATTTAAGCGCTAAAGGTCAAGGTACATTTAATGCCAGAATAGCTTATAACACAGCCAGAACCGAAGATTTCGTTGCAAGCTTTACTTCATGTTCATTTAATTTAATTAAAAGAAATGTAAAGGACAAAGTAGCGGATACAGCACAGGCATTTTGGGATGTAACTATTGCACTGGAAGAAGTATAATGCAATCAGTAAGCCAAACAACTTTAGATAAACTTAATACATCTGCTTCATATTCAATGTCAGGCGGATGCTGGCTAGAATATAATATGAACGATTTAATAGATAAAGCAGCAGTTACAGCCACACCAGCCGATACTGCAACTCAAACAGATCCAATTACTGGCAAGACATACCAGCCATTTAAAAAATTATTCCCCCTAACAAGTATAATAGATCCAAGAAGACCTGGAGTAGCAGGCATTAATTATTTTATATTAAATCAAAATGTTACAAATAGCATACCTAAATATAATGTTTCATCAGACCTTCCAGTAAGAACTTATTTTTCAAGCCCAAAGAATCAATATAAATTTTGGGTTTCACCCAAGGCTGGCGGAACAACATTAAGCAATTTTAGTTTTAGCGTAGACTACCCAGTATCACAGACTGCTGTTGCAAATACGATACTTGTTAAATTTGAGACATCTTATTCTAAGCCGTCTACATGGTCTATTAAAATACAAGATCACGCTGGCACTGAAGCAACAATATCTACAAATGGAGTTGTTCCAGACAATGGGGTATTTCAACTTTATTATAACGGAGGCACTTGGTCAAGTGCGTCTTCATGGTCTACTACAAAATTTACAACGCCGTCTGTTCCAGTTAATGTTAAAAAAATTATTGTAGCAGTAAATACAATTAGCGTGGCCAACTCCTACCTTGGAGTTATAGAAGTGGGTGCAAGATATATTCAAGATGTATCAAATAGAATAGTTTCTTTTCAAGTTTCAAAAACTTCATCTGATGACTCATCTGGCATTGTCCCAGTTGGATCAGTGACATCAAATGCCTTATCAATTTCACTAGAAGGATATGATAAAAAGGGTATTGAGTATGATAAGACAATGCCATTTAACAAAGACAACATCAATCTGTACAAGAACGTGAAGGTCTCCCCATTCAATAAAATAGGAGACGATGTTATTCCACAAGGAGTATTCTACATAGACTCATTCACTTTGTCAGAATTTGGAGACATTGACATACAGGGATTAGATGGAGCAAAGTTTCTACAAGAAATCCTAGCGCCAGATATTGTAATTCAAAATGCTCCATCACAGGCAATCATAAGAAGGCTTCTAGATAGCGTAGGGTTTACTCAATATAATTTTAATACATACGGCAAGGGGAATGCGGATAAGGTTGACTCCGCTACTATAGTCCCACTGTATTGGTTTACAGAAGATACAAAAACAGTATGGCAACACATACAAGAGTTGTGCAAAGACACACAAATGATAGCAACATTTGATAATAATGATATGCTTCAGTTTTATCCTAGAGACTACTTATTTGATAAAACAAGAGCGTCTAGTTTTAAATTTAGAAGTGAAACTAAGGGAGTCAATATCCCAAACATTATATCCTTAAGTAAAGAAACAGTGCCATCTGTTAAAGCAGTAAAAGTAATATACACCCCAATCATTAGCACAAACTATCAGGGTTCATCAGATAACCTTTATGTTTCTCCGCCAGCCGCAATCGGTGCAGCCGCACTACAAAATACACTTCTAGCAACAGCTCCAGCCGAAACAGATGCTCCAAAAGGAGTCGTCTCACTTGCGCCAATCAGCGTGTACAGCAATTTAGCAGACACATCTTTTTACAATAAGTCTGGTTACTTTTTGATTAATAATGAAATTATTGAATATGATGCTATTGAATTTCAATACGAACCACTATCTGCTCCTAATACAGTTATAAAAAAGTGGATAACTTCTGACTCAGACATTGCAAAGTTTCTTGGAGAAAGCAAAATCAATTCTTTTAATCCTACTTTAAGATACAGAATTAAAGAAAGAAACGCATTTAATGCAACTGGGAAGGGTGTGAGTGTCGGAGAAACACACAATGTAAATATTGATGACTTAAAGGGGGAGTGGCTAGGATCTAAGTTAAATTTATCTGCAAAAACAAACGCTGCAGACCCAGGAGTATTTTCATTAAGACAAACTGATGGATCTGGAAAATCTGTATCTAGATCATTGCTTACAATCGTTGCTCCCACATCTTCCAAGGAATACTATTGCGCCACAATATTACCAACTCCTAGCTTTACAACACAAACATATTTTTCAATAGGAACAGCCCTATTCTTTAAGCTTGCAAAAAACAGCAACGGCAGAACAACAGGAGAACAATTTGTTTCTGCTGGATTGGGTATAGGTCTTTCTGAAAACCTATTAAACGGATATATTTTAAAGGTTGGAACTTCACAAAATGTTGCAAACAAAGGATTAAAGTATAGAGATGTTCAATTAGTTAAAGTTGTAAATGGAGTAGAGACTCCTGTTTCTGATACTCAAACAACAGAAGATAATTCAATTACTGGTGTCTCTGGTGGAGAATTCTATAGAATAGACGTCAGAGTGTCTAAAGCCACTGCTGGTAAATTAATATTTAAGATTAAATTTAACAACTCAGTAATAACCGCAACAGACTCTTCACCATTAACTTTAAATAATAGAATATCTTTAATTGGAATACAAGGAGAGTCCTCTTTTGATTATGTATATACAGCATCTTTAAAGAAAGAAGATTTTGCTGGCTCATACTCTTATGACAACTACGGCTCATACGTTGGATCTGCAACAGAACTTAAAAATGTATTTGGTGACTTTACTGCAATTGGAGAAGCATCAACCTTAGCTGGGCCATGGATAAAAGAATTTGGACCAGTGGCAAGAGAAATTAAAAAGATATCAACTAGGTATGCAACAAGACCAGGTTTTGTAAAATATCCTCAAATTATATTAAACCCCAATGTAACCTTACTTGGGTATGACGCAAACTCATTTGGAATTGATGCTTATATATTAAATAACACTGGAGCGTTTGTCGACTTGGCAGACGGCGGTCAGAAGAGTTTTATTGTAGTAGGAGAAACAGTTGCCCCGTTAGATCCGTTTGAGTACTTAGACCCAGACTTATCTGCAACTAAAAATGATGAGCAGGTAGCATTTGAATCCATGTGGATACAAAAAGAGTCTGAGGCAAAAGAGCTTTCCAAATGGATGAGAACTCAATGGTCCAAGCAACAAACAGTTATTCAAATAGATGTTTTCCCAAACCCCATTATTGAAACAGGAGATGTGGTTGAAATATCTTATCCAAATAACATGTTGTATTCCACAGAAGACGCTGGAAAAACGGCTGGCAAATATATAGTTTTAGATATTGAGCAGGGATATAGCCAAACACCATCTACAAAGCTTACCTGTAGGTCGATTTATGTTTAATGAAATGGTAGAATCTTAATATGGCTACAAAAAAACCAAGAATAGGAAAGTCACAGGTTGCTGGTGGAGTTAAGGTCCAGCTACCACTAGACTCACCCCTAATTGGAGTATTAAAAACAGATCAATATGATGTTGTAAATGTATACAGCAATAAGGTAGACAAGACATATGTTGCTTCTTCTCCAGCTGATGGTGAGGGTGATGAAGGTGATGATGATGATAATTATACGGAACCAATAGAAACATCTGATGCACCAAATTTAGAAGACATAGTTTTAATTGGAACCACTGGTAAAAGATATTCTTCTGGACAAACAATAACTGACCCAGAGATATACTATGATGCAAATAACAATAGACTACTCAAGGTAACTTTTGAAGTTAAGAACAGTGTTGGAGAAATTGTAAAGGGAGTAGTAATAATATGATAACGAAATTTGGAAAAAGATTTATAACATCCTACTTGGCAAGTGGACTTAACTTTAATCAAAAAGATATTGCAATAGGAATAGGGTCACAAGCTCCCACATTAAATGACTCAGACATGCAGTTTGAATTTTATAGATCAGGAGTTTTTCTTGGAAGCTCCGACATACAAACCAACACAGCAACTGGAGTAACAACGTATTCTGTTGTTTATAAAACTACACTGCCTACAGATGTTGAAGGAGTAATATCAGAGATTGGAATTTTCCCAACTGGATTTTTACAAAATACAGACTATTCTTCTAAGTACATATCTTCTTTTGAAAACACAACAGACTGGAAAGATTCAAGCGGAGCACAGCCAATATCAGTATCAACGCCAACTCCTAGGATAGGCTCTTCATATTTTTCTATTACTGCAGCAAGCAATCAATCAAAATCATATAGCCTGGATACCGTTTTTGATCTTGCTGGATATGGAGTTGAAGACAGTATTTCACTTGCTTTTTATCAATCAGATTTAAACTTAGATTATATTTATGTTAGATTTTACAGCTCACCAACTAGCTATAAAGAAATAAGATTTGCAGCAACAACATCTATAGGACATAAAATTTTATCACTTAAATTATCCAGCCTATTTAACTCTACATTTTCATCTGCTGGAGCAACAGATTTCTCTAAAATTACTGTAATAGAGGTAGGCGCCAAAGCTAAGTCATCTGGCGCAACAAATGTTTTATTAGATGGATTAAGACTAAATGACGAAGACAGATACAATAGCCAATATGGATTAATTAGTAGATCGGTTCTATCCACACCATTGGTAAAGACACTTGGTGTAGAGATGGACATTGAATATAAGATAGACCTAGGGTTCTTATAATGTCTGATAGAGGTTACGGAGATAGATGGTGGCAACCAACTCCTGCTGATTTAGAAAAAACAAATGCCGATGCCGCTAAGGCAGCCAATACAAAAACTGCAGATGCTTTTACTGTTACAAAATCAGGTCTAAATGTTGTAATGAATGGCAAGTACCAATTCTCATTTGCGTACTTATACTCTGATCCAAATAATGCCTCAAACCTTATTCCTGGAACCAGGTCCCCCAACTTTATAGTTACGCTACAAACTCCCGATTTAACTCAGCCAGTAACAAATCTTGTTGTAACTCCAGGACTTCTTTCTTACACGGCTAAATGGGATCTAATTGATAAATTATTACCTGCAAATAAATGGTTGATAGATATACAAATATATGAAAGTTTAACTGGAGCGTTTGCTGGAGAAGAATATTTAGTTTGGAATGGAAATGGAAGCTCTGCAACTATACTTGTTTCAAACACAGCAAATAGATGGATAAGAGTTGACACAAGAGATCAAGATTTTAGAAAGAAAAGTGTAACATACGGACCATTTAAAGCAACAGATCCAATTGTCGTAGACACGGTTGGCCCAGACAATGTTACTTCAGTTAATTCATCTGATAGCGGTATCGACACATCTGGGTATTTAGGATTTAACGCATATGCAAACATATCTTGGCCAGCAGTAACAGGCGGTGGCATAAGAGGATATAGAATTAGATTTAGTAATGACAACAACGCAACATATTCCTATGTTGATTCGCCAGGGACGGGAACAACATACAAGCTTGCGGGTCTTGCAATTGGATCAACATATAAGATAGCAGTTGCAACTTATGATGAATATAATAATACATCGTCATCATATGTATCTGGAGCAGATGTTACAGTTAATGGTACTCCATCTGTATCAAACTTTATTACAGGTGGGCCATTCCAATTTGGCGTAGGCGTAGGATCTGTATCAACAAACAAAGGATTATATTTTGACGCTAGTAACTACTGGTATGTCAATGCTACAAATAGCGCAAGGCTTAAGGTTGGCGGAGCATCAAGCAACTATCTATTATGGGACGGCTCAACATTTGCAGTAGATGGAAACATTACCGCAAGAGGTGGGCAGTTTAGCGGTAATATATATATGACTACAGCTGGAGCATCTATATATAATGGAACAATAGACGCTACAACTGGCAACTTGACTGGTGATGGATTTGCGTTAAACTCAACAGGATTAAAAGTTGCTAACGGCGTTAACTCTGTAACAATTGCAGCAGCAACAGGAACTATAACAGCCAATGCTGGATCAATTGGTGGTTGGAACTTAAGCGGTACAACATTATCTAAAAACAATATTATCTTAGACAGCACAGGACAAATACAGGTAGGGTCCACTGCGGCCCAGAGCGTTTATTTAAAATCTTCTGGTGGCTTTCTTATGTGGGCTGGTAATAATACACCAGACGCAAATGCAAAATTTAGAGTCGCAGCAGATGGAACTTTGTATGCAACTGGTGCTGTATTTGCTGGATATGCTACTTCAGATTCTGTAAATGGCATACTGTCATCTGCAGCCGCAGATGCCACTACCAAGGCAAGTGCGGCGCAGACAGCAGCAATTAATGCAGCAGCAGGAGATGCAACAACAAAAGCTGAGGCTGCTAAAAACGCAGCAGTATTAGCTTCTGTACCACGGGGCGATTTTAACAAAGAAGCTATAATAGCTAAAATAAATAATAGTACTAATACAACAACTATCGAAGGCGGAATAATAAGAACAGGAACAATTTCTGCCGACGCTGTTGTTACAAACTTTATTTCTTCATTTGAAATTGCAGCCTCTAAGATTACAGTTGGTACACTTTCAGGTCACAGATTAACAGCTGGAGCACTTAACACAAGCTATTACTTGGATACAAAAGGAAATAAGGCTGGAATAGATTCTTTAGTTGTAAATGCAATTGGAATTGAGTCTAGCGCAACTGGTGGCGTTACAACACATTGGTACCCATATATGCCAGGATCTCCAAACATTGATTTGGGACTACCAAACTTTAGATGGAATGACGTAAGAAGTAGCGGTAGGGTTTATATGGGGCATGGCGGAAGCGATACTATAACAAACGTTACAGCGCAGCAGCCATATTCGGTATTCCTTAATACTGGAAGAATTTATGCAAACACACTTGGAACTGGATCGGGAACTGGATTAGTGCAAGATTCACAAGGGTACATAAGAGTTGCTTCTTCTAGTTTAAGATACAAAGAAAACATTTCTGAAATAGAAAGCACTGGATACTTAGATGCAATTAAACTATTAAAGCCAGTTAAATTTTCATATAAACTTCAAGAAACAGACATTGACGAAACCCCAGGATATGAAACAGTTAGACCAATAATAACTGGTTTGATTGCTGAAGATGTAGAACAAATAGATAAATTAAAAGACTTTGTGAATTATAATGCTTTAGGGGAAACAGAAGGTTTAGCTTATGATAGAATGACCACAGCCCTGACACTAGCTATTCAAGAATTAGCAGAGAAGCTTGATGTAACCAATACTAGACTTGACGCCCTTGAAGGATAATGGTATCCTTATTATGAATAGAAAAGGAATATAATGGATAATAAATTAGAACTAGTTGTAACAGCACTACAGCAACGTATTGGAGAAATTGTCTCACAATATGAGACGCATGTTGCAATACTTCGTGCAGAAATTACACAGCTTCAGCAACCACAAAATCCTGCGGAGCCAGAGGAGAAGTAGCTATGGCAGAACAATTACAACCAATGCCTGTAAATCCAGGAGACCCAATAACATCAGAGTTATTGTCTAACATTGTGTCTAATATTAATATAATCAATAGTTTATCAAACAGCATTAACGACAGCAGCGCAGGCGATAACAAGGACCTTCCACAAGCAGTACAAATTCAATCTGGAAGAATAAAGATTGTGGCTAATAAAGATGGCAAGACTGTTACACCAGTAAAATTTAAAAAAGATTTTGAAGCCCAGCCAAATATTGTATGCTCCATATGGCAACCATCTGGAGAGGCAATATTAAAGAATAAATTTCAGCCAGTAGTAACTGCTGCATCATCTACAGGGTTTTCAATACAAGCTCAAAATGTTGGTGCGTCTTCTGGCGGAACTTTTTACGTAAATTGGATTGCTTCTAGCACTACTTAAGTATTGACAATCTGTAGCACTATGCTACAATTTGATTTAGACTATAGGCCATGAATATTCATGGCCTATTAACATTAAGGTAAATATGACAAACGATTTAAAGTGGATGCTCTCATCAGATCAGCAATTCCCGTATCAGGATGATAAAATGATTGAGCTATGGTTCAAAGTCATGAAGTGGTTTAAGCCAGATGTTGTAGACTACCTTGGTGATACAGACGACCAAGCATGCTATAGCAAGTATACAGAAGGTCGCTCAGCAGAGTTTTTAAATTATCACAAGAACGATAGCAAGGATTTAATTGTTCCTATGATGCGCCATGAAGCAAAGGGTGCAAGAGATTTTTATGCTAAGACAAGAGACATGCTTCCAGATGCACAACTGTTTTCTGCATTAGGTAACCACGACATCAGAGTATTTAATTACGTTGACGCAAAGCTTCCAGACTATATCTCTGAGGTTACACCAGAGGCCCTATGGAGTCTTGACTCTTTAGGATATGAATATATTTATTACGATGAACTCCCTAAGCGACGCTTTGGAGACATACACGTTCACCATGGACTTTCAATTGCAGCAACAGGATCTGCAAGAAAAGATATGGAAGACATGCAGGTATCTTTAATTCGTGGTCACTCACACAGAATTGCTTCTCATATGGTAACATACGAACTTAGAAACAATGGCGCTGGAGAAACTCTTCGTGGATACGAGATTGGTCATATGTGTGACGAAAAGGGTCCAGGAATGAAGTATACACAACACCACGATTGGCAAAAGGGATTTGCTGTTGCACATATTGTTAATGACTATCCTCACATTCAAATGATCCACGTGTCACCAGATTACTCTTGCGTGGTGGATGGAAAGTTTTTTCAAGTATGATCAAGTGTAATAAATGCGGAGGAAGAGTATTCGTTGATAGAGTATTCTCTCAAAAAATGCATATGGAACTATTTTGCATCATGTGCGGTAAACGCTGGATGATGAATAAGCATACAAATAGGATGGGTAAATGGCTAGAGACACTAGAAGAAAATCACTCAAAGAAGTACGGTATTTCTTCTTAAACGAAAAGATACACAAGACTCTTAGTCTATCTAGAGCCAAAGATCAGCTTATTGCTTGGTCTTATTTAGATAAGAAAAGAATGCTTTACCCATATTCAGAAGTAGATAAAAATATGGGTAGTGCTTATAGTATTGTTCAGGTTGCCTCAATGTTAAATAAGCATAGGGTTACAATACAAGACTACATTCTAGAAGGCAAAATAAAGTCTCCACAAAAGATTTATCCTATTGGCAGCGCCTCAGAAGATACTTGGTATAAGTATATGTTTAGCGACAAAGATATATTAGATCTACACCAATATATATTAGAGGCTGGTCATTCTAAAAATGTTCCATCTAAGGCAGAATTATTGGCTCTTCTCAAACACAGCTTTATATTGTATACTAAGACCGTAGACGGTTTCGTACCAGTATGGAAGGCAGAGTAATGAGTTACAACGCAATATATACACTTGAGACTGGCGCTTCTAAGAAGCGTAAGAGAGAAAAAGAAGTTGAGGAATGGAATTCAAAGAACGGCCCTGTCGTAGTAAAAAAGGTGGAAGATGGAAAAAAGTAGGGTAGTTAATTGTGATATTTGTAATCGGGATATAGAAGTTCGTTGGGGCATATTTGCCAGTGATACACTAACTAGACATAAGAAGGCGGAACATAAATGACAACGAGAGTAAAGGTCGATCTTTCTTTTACTAGAAATCTTGGTAACTATGAAAGCATTAGGATTAATGTTGGCGTAGAAGATGATGTTCGTTCGGGGGAGACAGTTGATTCTGCCACCGAAAGGGTATACGCATTTGTAGAAAGAAAGCTTGTTCAAAAGACAAGCGAAGTAGAGGAAGAGCTTAAGAGTGGCAAACAATAGAGAGCCATATATCCTTATGACAAATTACCAGAATCTTTACAAAGAGAAATATGGTAGACTTCCTACACTAAACAAGTTTAGAGAAAAGTGGGCTATGCAAGATGTAATCGATAGCGTAGGATTTCATAAGGCAAATGATCTATTAAACTATTATTTTAGTCTAGAAAAAACGGGTCACCCACTGCAATTCTTTTATTATAACTTTGACAAAATGGAAAATGCTAGAATAGAACTACAAAAGGATATTGAGACACGCCGACTACTGCGAGAGTCTACTAAGAAGATGGTGGAAGAGGGCGGGCTATGAATACAGAAGCAACACTAATCTCTGCTATATGCAAGAATAAAGATATTAGCACCGTTATGGCAGAGAATGTAGATGAACTATTTACTTCTCATGGAGATGTTTGGGATGGATTAAAGTCCTATTATAATAAGTTTAAGGCAATACCAGAAATTGGAATTCTACAAGAAAAGTTTAAAGACTTTGAGCCAGACTTAAGTGCAACAGCAGAGACTGCATATTATCTAGATAACCTTAAGAATGAGTTTTTGTCTAGCAGACTAAAGAGTATTTTAATTCGTGGTGGATCCATGCTAAAAGAAGATGCAGCCTCTAGAGTAATTGGCGAACTTCAATCACAGCTTTCTAGTTTAAATAAATATACCAATAATGTGCGTGACCTAGATATAACTGATGCAGATAATGCTATTAAGCATTTACAGGCTCTGAAGGTCCGTACAGCCGAGATGGGCGGTTCTCCAGGTATTAAGACGGGGTTCCAGTCAATCGACCTTGCATACCCCACTGGAATGGCTCCAGGGCACCTTATAGTGGCCATTGGCTGGCCAGGACGTGGTAAGACATGGTTCACCTCATACCTAGCCTGTAAGGCCTGGGAACAGGGTTTTAAGCCTATGATCGTTTCCCTTGAAATGACCCCAGAGAATATGCGTGACCGTATATATACAATGCTCGGCTCTGGTTTATTTAAAGCCAGTGACTTTGCAAAGGGAGATATTAATATTGATGATTTCCGTAGTTGGTCTAGTAAAAAGTTTGCGGATAAGAATAAGTTTATATTAGTTTCTAATGAGGGTTCTGGAAACGTAACTCCAAATGCTATCCAAGCTAAGATAGATCAGCATAAGCCAGACATTGTTATTCTTGATTATCACCAGTTGTTTACTGACAATAATAATTCAAAGGCACCTACAGAACGTAATATGAATATTTCTCGTGAGTTTAAAAACTTAGCAGTGAGAAATAACATTCCTATTATTGATATTACTGCTGCTACTGCAGACGATATTACTGATCAAGATAATCCTCCAATGATGAGCCAGGTTGCTTGGTCAAAAGCAATTGAATATGATGCAGATATGGCTATGGCTATTCATAAATACAAGGGCACAGATATGATTGAGATTGTATCTAGAAAGAATAGACACGGACACGACTTTGGAGTATTCCTAGATTGGGATATCAATAGGGGTGTCGTCAAAGAGATTTACGAAAACCCGTTTGCAGATGACTCACAAAAGAATTAAAAGGTTTCAAATTGAGGTACAGTTTTATGATAACTCACAACTCATAAGCCTAAGACCTCAATATGAAAATTTGCTAGTTCAAGATATGCGTGGCAAAGGATATGTAAGAGTATTAGATATAGATCCAGCATTCTCAATAGAGTTTACTGGAGAAACATGGAGATTCTTAATGACTCTCCACGGGATATATGTGGGAAGGAAGAAGGCATGGCAATTCGAGGGTACAACTCAAAACAAATTGATACCAAGGACTACGCCCCAAGCCACATTAAATCGGTTCTAGCTGAAATAGGACTTAATGTTGTTGGTGCTACAGGCAATGACTTCCTATGCTACTGCCCGTTTCATTCCAATAGACATACCTCTAGCTTTAGCGTAAGCCAAACATCTGGTGCGTTCATTTGCTTTAACCCTGCTTGCGGAGAGACTGGCACCCTAATTGATTTAATTAAACGCACTATGCACAAAAATGATTTTCAGTCTTTAAGATTAATAGCAGCAAAAGAAACAGAAGCGCTAGACAACTTCGATGAAATTATGGAAGACATGCTTGAAGAGAAGCCAGCTTTTGAAGAATTTTCTCAAGACATATTAGATAGGCTTCACTCCGACCTTGCTAGTAATTCTAGTGCCAGATCATATCTTGAGTCTAGAGGAATTAACATAGAGTCAATGAAACATTTTGGACTTGGCTATTCGCCAGCAATGAATATGGTAGTTACTCCAGTGCATAGCCCAGACGGAATGCCAATTGGAATAGTCGGCAGATCTATTGAGGGAAAGACTTTTAAGAATAGCACTAGCCTTCCAAAAAGTAAAACTCTATTTAACATTCATAGGGCAAAGAAAATTGGAGACCAAGTAATAGTTTGCGAATCAAACTTCGATGCAATAAGAATTCATCAGGCTGGTTTCCCCAACGTTGTTGCAACTCTAGGTGGATTTTTATCTAATGAACAACAATCTTTATTAAATAGACATTTTAATAAGATAATAATTATGACAGATGCGGATGAAGCTGGCAGAGAATTAGGTAAATCTATTTCTGGCAAGCTTAGGAATAAAGATATTTCTTGGGCCTCCTTTGGATATCGTGAGATATATCCAAATAAGGCTAAGGATGCGGGTGATTTGACTGAAGAAGAAATAAAAACATGCATAAAAAAATCAGTATCAGATATTGAATATCGCTCATGGATATGATATACTAAAACAACAGATGGATTTACACCATCAACTATATAAAAAGGAGATACAATGGGTATCGTTAAAGGTCTAAAAGGATTAAATCAGGTTATGGACAAGCCTTCATACAGCGAAGGTGACGGGACAAAGGCACGTTGGGCAAAGCTAGAAGATGCAGAGAGCGTAAAAGTTCGTTTCTTGCAAGAACTAGATCCTGACTCACCGATGTACAACGAAAAAAATGGTTTGGGTTTTATTGCCGTAGAGCATACTAACCCTAAAGACTACAAGCGCAAGGCACTATGTTCAATGGAAGACCAAGGCAAGTGCTATGGCTGCGAACAACACCGTAAGGATTATAAGGCGGGATGGAAAGGTCGTTCACGACTTTACATGAACGTATTAATTGATGATGGCAAAGAAGAGCCATACGTAGCAATTCTTTCTCAAGGTTCAAGTGGTAAAACAATTACGCCAACTCTTATTGAGTACGCTGGCGAAATGGGTTCTATCACCAATCTAATGTGGCGTATTAAGCGCACTGGAACAAAGACAGATACAAGTTACACAATCATTCCTTTGGCTAAGGATGAAGCACCATTTGATTCTTCAGCACTTGAATTGTATGATTTGGAAACAACAGCAATTCGAGACTTGCCTTACACAGAGCAAGAAGGATTCTTTAATGGAGAAGGTGGAAGCCAAGAAGCTCCTGCAGCTTCAGACTCAGACAGCAATTTAGTCTGGTAACTATTTACAGCCAGGGGCAGTCTATTGACTGCCCCTGCTTTATTTAGTAGAATAACATTATGCTTACATATGAAATCCCAGATCCGTTTGAGACATTTGTTGCTAATAAATATAAAGACTATAAAGGAATGCTATACGACTTCTTTGCAAAAGAATGGCATTTAAAAACTGCATGTTGCGGAGAAGAACTTTATGCACCAAACAAAAAGACTATGACTAAGATAAGACTTTATCATACAAGAAATGAATGCATGGGCGGGTATTAATGAGTTTTACGCACCTACACGTTCACTCCTATTATTCATTAATGGATGGACTAAATTCACCTAAAGAATTATGCCAAGCAGCACTAGATGCTGGGCAAACTGCGATTGCAATTACAGACCATGGTACTCTCTCTTCACACAGAGATATGCAAATTGCCGCAAAGGAAACTGGCATTAAGCCAATTCTTGGTGTTGAGGCGTACATTTCTCCAACAGATAGGTTTGACAGATCCTCTAAAACAGACAAGTCTATTCAAGCCTATAACCATATTATTTTGCTAGCGAAAAATAAAAAGGGGTTGGAGAATATAAATATTCTACAAGAGCTAGCATGGAACGAAGGCTTTTATCATAAGCCTAGAATTGACAGAGAGGTTTTAAATGATTATAGCGAAGGTATTATCGTTCTCAGCGGATGTCTTAATGGACTCATTAGTAAGGCTATCGATAAAGGTAACATGGAAGAGGCTGAACTTCTTCTCAAAGGCTTTAAGAAAACTTTCGGACAAGATTTTTACGTGGAAGTGCAATCACATAACCCTGTGGAGATCAACTCCGCCCTTCTAGAATTAGCAGATAAGCTTGGAATTAAAGCGGTGGCAACAGGTGATGCTCACTTTGCTAAAGAAGAAGATAGAATATTAGAAGAAGCACTTCTTATTTTATCGACATCTCCTAAAATTGATAAGGATTCAGACTTTGAAATGTCTCGCAATATAAAAGACATGATGGAAAGATTTAACTACCTTTATCCAGATCGTAGAATTTCATTTCAAGATTACAATTTATTTATTCAGTCTAGAGAAGAAATTGAAGCAGACTTTAACACTGCTGGTATTACTCGTACAGACATATATGAGAATACCATGGAGATTGAAAACAAGATTGAGGAATATGATTTCCACCAAGGACTAGACCTCCTGCCAGTTCCAAAAACAGATGCAGATGATAAGCTTCGTGAGATGGCATATGCTGGATTAAACAAACTTGGATTTTCAGATAACAAAGTTTATGCTGATAGAGTTGAAGAAGAGCTTTCAGTCATCGCATCTAAAAGCTTTGCGTCTTACTTTTTGGTAATTGCAGACATGATTGATTGGGCTAAGACAAACGATATTCGTGTTGGGCCAGGACGTGGCTCTGCAGCAGGCTCACTCGTATGCTATTCCTTGGGCATAACAGATGTTGATCCAATTAAATATAATCTTCTATTTTTTAGATTTATTAATCCAGAGCGTAATGACTTTCCAGATATTGATACAGACTTTGAAGATCGACGTCGTAAAGAGGTAAAAGAGTATTTAAAGAAAAAGTTTAAGCACGTAGCATCTATTTCTACCTATACTTATTTTAAAGATAAGGGTGTCATTCGTGATGCAGCAAGAATTTTTATGGTTCCTCTTCAAGAAGTTAATCGTGCAATGAAATCAATTGACACTTTTGAAGATTTTATTTCTTCTCCTAACACTAAAGAGTTTAGAGCAAAATACCCAGAGGTGGTATGGCTTGCAGATAGACTACGTGGAAGAATTAGATCGGTTGGAGTTCACGCTGCAGGAGTTGTTGTGGCAAAAGATGACCTGCGAAAGTTTGCTCCAGTTGAATCAAGAGAAGACGCACAAGATAAAGTATCAGGAAGAATTCCTGTCGTTGCATACGATATGGATACGGTTGCAGATATAGGTCTTATTAAACTAGATGCACTAGGGCTTAAGACCTTATCTGTGATTTCTGACACACTAAAATCAATTAAGTCTAGAACCAACAAAGATATTATATTGTCTGATATGGCACTTGATGATCCAGAAGTCTATAAAATGCTTAGCGAAGGATTTACTAAGGGAGTCTTCCAAGCTGAAGCAACTCCATATACCAACCTGCTAATTAAAATGGGAACAGATAAGTTTGAAGATTTAGTTGCATCTAACGCACTCGTAAGACCAGGAGCTATGAATACAGTAGGTGCTGCATACATTAAGCGCAAGCACGGCAATGAGGCTGTAGATTATATGCACACAATCATGAAGCCCTTTACCGAGAATACTTATGGTGTTATCATATATCAAGAGCAAGTTATGCAGGCATGCGTACACTTGGGCGGTATGACTTGGGCAGAGGCTGATAAGGTCCGCAAGATTATTGGAAAGAAAAAAGATGCAAAAGAGTTTGACCAGTTCAAAGATAGGTTTGTTACTGGGGCTTCAGAACACATTACTAAGAAAAAAGCAGAGGCGCTTTGGCACGATTTTGAAGCGCATGCTGGTTATTCTTTTAACCGCTCCCATGCTGTTGCTTACTCTATGCTTAGTTATTATACTGCTTGGCTTAAGTTTTATTATCCACTTGAATTCATGTTTTCAATTCTTAAAAACGAAAACGATAAAGATGCTAGGACTGAATACTTAATCGAAGCTAAGCGTCTAGGACTCAAGGTTCTGCTTCCCCACATTAATGAATCTGATCTTGATTTCTCACTTCAAGAAAATGCAATCCGTTTTGGATTATCTGAAGTTAAGTTTATATCTGATAATATTGCAAATAAGATTATTGATAGTAGACCGTACACCAACTACGATCACTTTATTTCTATTGCTTCCGCTAAAGGAAGCGGTATGAATAGTAGGGCAATCAGTTCACTCAATGCAATTGGTGCAGCGGCATTTAAAGATAATCCTAGAAGCGGTAATGAAAAAGATAATTATTATGAGTATCTTGGTATACCTACATTTAACTTAGAAGGGATTCCACCAAGGGTTAAAGCTCAGGCTAGACCAATTGAAGAGTTTGATGACCTAGGTTCGTTTGTTATGTTTGGAATGGTAAAAGGAATTAAACGTGGTTCTGGCTGGGCAAGAGTAGAGATAGTAGACGAGACTGGTTCAATAGGACTATTTCATAATGAGCAGACACAAATTGAAGTAGGCCAAATGTATTTCATCCTTGTCGGAGATAATAGAATTGCAAGATATATAAAGGTGTCTGATATAGATCCATCATCAAATGATATGTTTGTTGACTACCTATACCGCAAAGAATATGATTTAGAAGAAGATGAGTATATCGTTGTAAACTTTACCCCATATGTAACAAAAGCAGGCAAAACTATGAGCCACATAGTGTTGTCAAATAGAAATAAAGAGTTGACAAGAGCAATTGCTTTTCCAACTATGTATAAGATGACCCTTGCAAAAATGCGTGAGGGAATGAAGTGTAGGGTTGTTCTATCAAAATTAGACGATGGAACTATGAATGTAAAGGAAATCAAATGAGTGATGCAAAAATAGAAGATGTTTATGCACAGCTAAATATTGCTAAGATACTTGTTGCCGCAATTGAAAGTCTTGGAGAAATTTCTCTACCAGTTCAAAACTTTTTAAAGGCAGCCAATGAAGACAAAGAATTACAAGTAGATTATAATGAAGCTGATCAAACATTTACATTTAAGCTTAAGCAAAAAGATTAATTAAAATGGGCTTCACAGCCCCCAATTTAAATGGTATACTACTATAGAGAAGAAAGAAGAATAAAATGGCAGATCATGATATTGTGTATGAGGGCGGATATAAGATTTCACCAGAAGACGCTTTAATAAACGAAAAAATTGCTGATCAATTAGCTGGAACAAATACTTTAGTGGCTATACTAGAGCACTATGGGAAATTGACCGTACCAAGAAAAAATTTAATGGAGTTAATAGAAGTAGATCAGGTATGGCCAAATGATTTTATTTATAATCACGGCTCAGCGATGGCAGTAACATACAATCCAAACACTGACGAAATGGGTTTTGAGTTAAGATATTTAATGGATGGAGACATACCTGCAGACATCGTGTCTTGGTGCTGCACAAGAAATCAAACTAAGGTGGGATTTATCGATCATGATAGTCCTATATACAAACACTAATGATATCAATAGACACTATTTTATCTAAGCTTGATCCTAAAACACGTGCTAGAGTTCAGTCTGCACAAAATGTTCAGGTGTCAAAACAGCTAACTCCCAGCATAGGATTAAATGTTGCGCTAAAAGGCGGACTAGGTTACGGAAGACAAGTCCTAGTATGGGGCAATAAGTCTGCTGGTAAGTCTTCTTTTTGTTTGCAGATGATAGCACTAGCTCAGCAAGAAGGAAAAACATGTGCTTGGATTGATGCTGAATCTTCTTATGATCAGAGTTGGGCAGAACGGCTTGGAGTAGATTCATCTTCTCTTATTTATTCTCAGGCTAAAACAGTTAATGATATGGTTGATGTTGGAGTAAAGCTTATGGAAGCTGGAGTTGATGTTATTGTTGTTGATTCAATTTCTGCTTTGCTTCCTGGCATATATTTTGAAAAAGATGGAAATGAAATGAAGGATTTGCAAGATACTAAGCAAATCGGCGCAGAAGCAAAGGATATGACTCACGCAGTCAAAATGTTAAATTATGCAAACAAAAATACACTACTGGTTCTCATCTCACAGCAAAGAAATCAATTTGGATCTATGCATGCCTCCCACATTCCGACAGGAGGAATGGCAGTTAAGTTCTTCTCTTCCACAGTCATTAAACTATGGTCTTCGGAGGCTGAAGCTAATGCTATTAAAGCAGGCGTTGCGGTTGGTGACAAAATCATTGAACAAAGAGTTGGCAGGCCAGTCAATTGGATTATTGATTACAACAAGCTCGGCCCCCCTAATCTTTCAGGACAATACGATTTCTACTACCAAGGAGATCATATAGGAGTAGATAAAGTTGGCGAGTCGCTTGATGTTGCAGAGATGTATGGATTAATTGAAAAAGGTGGCGCTTGGTATACCATTAATGGAGAGCGTTTTCAAGGAAGAGCAAAAGCTGTTTCATATCTCAGAGATAACCCAGAAGTATCTGCATCTTTAATTGGTGAGATTAATGCCAGATCTTAATGAATTTTTAAACAAGTCTACTGCTGAAGATGTATCCGTTGATGGAGAAATTATAGAGCAGATGCGCCCTTGTTCAAAGTGCGATTTGTATGTCGAATCTTATATTTTTAATAGCCAGACTATGGAGATGAGATGGACATGCAAAGACGGTCACGAGACAAGGTATAGTGTCGGGTAATGTCAGAAAGATCAGAAGTTAAAAGAGACGGAGCCAAAGCACAGAAAAACTCTGGGCGTGGGGACTATCAAAAGGGTGATGCCCAATGGAATAAATTTTTAGTAGACTACAAAGAAGCAGGATCATCGTTCACTTTAAATAAAGACAACTGGGCAAAGATATGCACAGATACATTTAAGGTAAACAGAGATATGCATCCGCTGCTAAAAATAATAATTGGCAAAGATTCAAAGGTAAGGCTTGGTATAATAGAGTGGTCAGTGTTAGAAGAATTAATAGAATTTTGGGAGAAAAATTATGACTCAGTACAATAAAACAACAATAATGCCATTCGTAGTTTTGTATCGTGGTCTTTTTGATAATGCACCAGAAATACTGCAAATGCTAAAAGACTCAAATACATCAAGTATTCTTCAGGAATGGGAACCGTGGTATGAGCTAGGTCTAAGAACAAGGCTAGAGCCACACAGAGGAAACCCACTATCAGAAATTGAAAAGCATCAACTTAAATTACAAAAGTATATCTATACAAATTTAATATCTGCCTATAAAGATTATGTAGAAGACTGGACTAAACCAGAAATTATTAAAAAGTATATCAATCCTAATAGATCTTTTTATGAAGATTGGAAATATGTATTCGGAGAGTTTGTAACGGATTGGTCAGGATTTGATAATATACCTAACCAGTCAGATGAAGATTGCTGGATTAAGGGAGCAGTAGAAATATTAAAACACGATCATACTGTTGGCAAAGGACTGGAACTTGCAATTGGATATCATCTAGATGCCTTTAACTCAAAGGATGCTGCTGGCCCAAAATCAATTATTACTGGAACAGTGTATTTAAATGATGAATACGAAGGCGGAGAGATATCATTTTTAAATGAGTTTGACAGTAGTATTATTACATATAAGCCAAAACAAGGAGACCTTATAGTATTCCCTTCAGCAAAACCATTTTTTCATGCTGCTCAAAAAGTTTATGGGGCAGATAAATATCTTATAAGAAACTTTTTATTGTGGCAACACTCAGGATCAGATAGATACAAAGAGGGACAAAAAAAGTTTGGTAAAGAACAATGGGAGACAATGCAAGATCTTATTAGAGAAACTGAAGATCTTTTAGGGCTATACCAAAAAGATGTTTATCTGCCAGGTACTTCAGTTTATGATAGGCCACATGGAAACGGAATACCGTTTTTCCCTAAAACAGTAGAAGTTTGGGAAGATAATAAGTGATTGAAAACTATATAATCGTATCTTCTATCACCTTTTTAATTGGTTTGTCCTTGGGATACGGCCTCGGACTTTTTGTTGACAAGATAGATAAGAGGATTAAAAATGGCAGAGGATAAAAATACTTTAGAGCTTATTAGCGATATTACAGAGTTCAATGACCTGCATGAGTTTATGCAAGACGAGCATTTAGATAAAGCTCTTTCTATAGTAGTTAAGCTACTCATGAACCCAGATGTGCCTTCTGCAAAAGCACCTTATCTTATTATGGAACTACAGGCAATGTCAACTAAATTTGCAGTTCTTGCTTCTGTATACTCTACGATTGCTAAAGATAAGGCTGGTACAGCCAATAACAATAAGAAAAATATTTACTATTCAGTAAAAGAGTCCATAGACAAACTTGTAGATGCACTTAAGTATGTAGTTAGATATAACTCATGAAGAAGATTTGGGCTTTGGCTGTATTAATAGCAACAGCAATTTTTTCAGGCTTAGCATTATCTAGATTTTTAAAATGGGCTGGAAAGCAAGAGATTTTTGACTTTGACCTAAATGAGGACATTGATTATGAAGAATTGGATAAAATTTAGTGGCCAGAGATATTGTAAAAAATCTTAAGTTTAAAAAGCACACTGGTAATTTTTTTGATCCAGAAAAATTTGCTAAGCTGCTTGATGAATCCTACAGAAATACAAAGCGTCCAGATGGAGATACAACAAAAAAATCATTTAGCCCAAGCTCTCTAGGATACGGGCATGGCACCTGTCCGAGATATTGGTATATGGCATTTACTGGCGCAGTCTTCATTGATGATAACGATGCGGTTGCTGTAGCCAATATGGCTCAGGGAACGCAAGCACACGAAAGACTACAAAACCTTATTAAGACTATGCCTGAGTGGAGGGCGGAAGAAGAAGAAATTATTAATGAGTATCCACCTATCCGTGGCTTTATAGATTTAATTATGGAGTATGATGGTGAGACAGTTATTGGTGAAATTAAAACTGCAAAGCAAGAAGTATGGGATACTAGACAGGCTGAAATGAAGTCTTCTCCAAACCATATGCTACAGCTACTCACTTATATGAAATTAAAGAATGCCAAAGAAGGGTTCTTTTTATATGAAAATAAAAATACCCAAGAAGTATTAATTATTCCAATCTCTATGAACGAGAAGAATAAAGAAATTATTGAAAATGCTTTTAAGTGGATGGAAGAAGTATGGGATAATTTTAATAATGGCGATCTACCTACAAGGCCACAAGATGCAACAAAATATAAACTGCCCTGCACTTATTGTCCAGTTAAAAAAGAATGCTGGGCAAAAGGCTCTGATCCTGGCTCGGTAGACATTCCCTTGATGAAGGTTTTTAAATAGTGATTTGTTTAAATAGTAAATGCGGAAAAGAATTTAATGCCAAAACGCATAATCAAAAATATTGTTCAGACGAGTGTTGTCGCCTTGCAACAAATAAAAGAATCATGGAAAAGTATTACGAAAAGAAAGCAATTAAAAACGGTGCTCCAAGAAAATGCAAAACTTGTGCTAGTTTTTTAAGTAGATACAATTCAGAAGCAGTGTGTGCTAAATGCATAAAATCTAAACACATAAAGGATAAAAACGATTTGATGGGAATCCTAGATGACATTGGCTAGTTTAGTAAAAACAAAGGCTTCCAAGGTTTTAGGTATAGACGCATCTACAAGCTCAATAGCTTTTTGCCTAATGGAAAATGATGTGCCATTAAAGTGGGGCAAAATTAATTTAGTTGGCAACGATATATATGAAAAAATTTATAATGCTAAAGTTAATATGAGCGCAATGCTAGGCGAACTAAGTGCCGATTATATTGCAGTAGAAGGCGCCGTACTTGTCAGATCACCTGATGCTGTGATAAAATTGTCTTATGTCTATGGAGTTGTTATTGCTGAGCTTATGTCTACTGGGGCTAAGGTTATTACTATTAGCCCATCCTCGTGGCAGGCGTACATTGGCAACAAAAATCCGACAAAGGATGAAAAGTCTGGAATAAGGCTGGCTAATCCAGGATACGCAGACTCCTGGTATAAAAATCAATTAAGAAATATGAGGAAGCAAAGAACTGCTGACTACTTTAATAGGAAGTACAATTTAAATGTGGTGGATTTTGACGTTGCAGATAGCTTTGGTATTGCACATTACGCTAACAAAGTATTAACACAACGATGAAGCTATATCAAGACAAAGGCTGGCTTTATAATAGATATATTATTCAAAAAAAGACTATAGTTGAAATATCAAAAGAATGTAACGTATCGGCTATGACCATACAGAGATATATAGAGAAATTTGGTATAAAGGTCAAGCGTTAATTGACATTTTGGTTGACTAGAAGTATAATAATTTAATGACAGAAATAGAGCCATCCATCCACTTTGACAAGATGAATAAAGTTGTTTCGGAGTTATTAAAGGGCAATTCGGCTACCCAGATTGCTACAATAACTGGCATGGCTAGAAAAGATGTCTTAGAGTATATTGATGAGTGGAAGGCTGTGGTCCATAACGATACTAATGTTAGAGACCGTGCAAGAGAAGCTCTTATGGGGGCTGATCAACACTACGACATACTAATTAAAGAAGCTTGGAAAACCGTAGAAGACGCAGACACACAGGGCCAACTTAACGTAAAATCTGGAACCTTAAAACTAATTGCAGATATTGAGGGCAAAAGAATTGCAATGTTGCAGGCAGTAGGTGTTTTAGAGAACAACGAGATGGCCTCACAAATATTAGAAAATGAAAAAAAGCAAGAGATGCTTGTTAGTATATTAAAAGAAGTTACCTCTAACTGCAACCACTGCAAGATAGAGGTTGCCAAAAGATTATCTCAGATCACTGGGATTGTAGAGCCTATCATTATTTCTCAAGAGGCTTAAATGTCATTAGACTTTTCAGAATTTATAGAAATCCTTGACGGAGAAGAGTTTGAGGAAAAGCCAGTAGACCTACAGACTTTTGTAACTAGCCCCGACTATCTTGGCCTGCCTCCGCTTTCAGAAAATCAGTATACTCTTATAGAAAGAAGCTCCCAGATATATAAGGAGTCTACTTTAATAAAGCTGTATGGCGAAGAGCTTGGCAAAAAACTATTTAAGCAAACCTGTGTTGAAGTTATTGCACAGTTAGGAAAAGGATCTGGCAAAGACTACTCGTCAACAATTGCAGTTGCATATATAGTACATTTACTATTATGTCTAAAAGACCCAGCGGCCTATTATGGTAAGCCACCCAGAGATGCAATTGATATTTTAAATATTGCAATAAACTCACAACAAGCAAACAATGTTTTCTTTAAGGGATTCAAGATGAGAATTGAAGTTTCCCCATGGTTTGCTGGGAAATATACCGACAAGGCATCAGAAATTAAATTTGATAAATCAATTACAGTTCATTCAGGCCACTCAGAAAGAGAAGCTTGGGAAGGGTACAACGTTCTAGTAGTGATACTTGACGAGATATCAGGCTTTGCAACAGAAAATACTAGCGGTCACGATCAAGCAAAAACAGCAGACGCCATATACGATATGTATAGAGCTTCGGTTGACTCTCGTTTTCCAGATGTAGGTAAAGTTATTTTACTATCTTTCCCACGCTTCAAAAATGACCCTATACAAAAATTTTATGAATCAGTAATAGCGGAAAAAGAAACAATTATTAGAACAGAAATATTGAAGCTGGATCAAGATTTGCCAGACGGCACAGAAGGCAATGAGTTTGAGGTGGCATGGGAAGAAGATCATATAGTTTCTTATGTTTATCCCAGAGTGTTTGCACTTAAGAGACCAACATGGGAAGTAAATCCAACAAAAAAAATAACAGATTTTACTGTTGCTTTTCATAAGAATGCGCCAGATGCACTTGGTAGATTTGCTTGTATGCCATCAGATGCTGTAGATGCATTTTTTAAGTCTAGAGAAAAAATTGAGAAGGCTTTTAACCAAGCTAGCTTAGCCGTAGATAAATTTGGAAGACTTGAAGATTGGTTTAAGCCAGATCTAGAAAAAGATTATTTTATACATGTAGACTTAGCCCAGAAGCACGACCATTGTGCAGTAGCTATGGGACATGTTAATAAGTGGGTAGAGGTAAAAGTTACAGATACCTACTCCCAGCCAGCCCCTATTGTAGAAATTGATGCAGTTAGATTTTGGACACCAACCCCAGATAAATCTGTTGATTTTACTGAAGTAAAAGACTACATCCTTGCACTAAGAACTAGAGGGTTTAACATTAAGATGTGTACTTTTGACAGATGGAACTCTCACGATATGATGCAACAACTAAAACAATATGGCATCAATACAGAGATTCTGTCTGTCGCTAAAAAACATTATGACGATATGGCTATGGTAATTTTAGAAGAAAGACTATCTGGTCCACACATACCCTTGCTTATAGATGAGTTGCTTCAGTTGAGAATTATGAGAGACAAGGTTGATCACCCAAGAAAAGGTTCAAAGGATTTAGCAGATGCTGTATGCGGAGCAGTATATAATTCAATTAGTAGAACCAGAATGCGTAGAGACGAAGAAATAAAAATTCATGACTATGAATCTATGAGCTATGACAATGATTTTGGAGTCAGCGATGGCGAAGTAGAAAATGTATACAATATGATTAGGGCGCCAAGAATGCCTGAGAGCTTAGCAAGATCAATAGAAAATATGGAGATAATATGAGCGAGTACCAAGAGAGAGCAAAAGAATGTAAGTGTTGCACAAAACACGTACCCCTTCCAACAACACTAAAAAGATATAATAAGATTACTTTATGTCCAACAACATACTATAATGTTATTGAATATAAAAGAATATGGGAGTCGTACGGATCTAGGCCAGCAGGTAATGTTAGAAAACATTTTTCAGAATACGTACAGCAAATAGTAGAGTCTACTATTGACACATCTGAATAATATAGTACAATTAAGCTAAAGTGCCAATAGCTTAGTTGGTTAAAGCCCCGAACTCATAATTCGGTAATCGTAGGTTCAAGTCCTACTTGGCACACATGAAACGGGAGGAAAAAATGAACGACAATTATTTCTTAGACTTAGGTCTAAACAAGATAGGCCTTAACATATATGTATATAAAAACTTTTTATCCATAGATGAGATTGAAAGCTTGACAGTTCTATTTGATGAGGTAAAGCAAAACTCATTATTTGATCCAGGTTTGGTCGGCACACCTTTTGAAAATAAGGTCTCTGTCCCACTCAAAGAGATGGAGCCAGTTTTGGATAAGGCAAAATCTTTGTTCGGGTCTACATTTTCACTTCATCCAAACACGTCGGTAAATGTTATGCGTGAAGGTGATGAATGGGGACAGCACTCAGACAATCATGATTTTATTGAAAAAAGAAATTTAAGTTTATTGTTAAAAGACGGAGAGCCATACGAAGTAGTTCAAGACACCAAATACGGTATAGTAGTTTATTTTAATGAAGTAGAAGAGGGTGGAGAGCTTTATTATTCTAATCAGGATATAACTTATTCTCCAAGCCCAGGGGACTTAATTGTTCACAGTGCAGAAGAAGATTGTATGCATGGGGTAAATACAATTATCCGTGGACACAGGTATTCCTATTCAAATTTCCTTTCTACTGATCTTAAAATACCATCTAATTAATAAAGCCTTCGTAGCTCAGGGGATAGAGCAACTGCCTTCTAAGCAGTAGGTCGCAGGTTCAATTCCTGCCGACGGCACAGCATGTTTTTTTAATGCTATAAATGCTATAATGATAAAAATAGATATACTAAAAGGAGAATAAAATGGCAGCAGTACAGGGATCAGCAGCAAGACTAGTAGAGGTAGCGCTAGCAGAAGTTGGAACTATTGAAGGACCAAAAGATAATGAAACAAAGTATGGTAAGTTTACAAAGTCAAACTTTCAACCATGGTGTGGATCATTTGTTATGTGGTGTGCAGATCAAGCAGGAGTAAAAGTTCCTAATACAGTATATACACCAGCAGGAGCACAAGCATTTATTAAGGCAGGAACATGGCAGATGGCGGAAGTAGCAACACCAGAAGTCGGAGATATTGCTTATTTTGATTTCCCATCAGACGGAGTAGACAGAATTTCTCACGTAGGAATTGTTGTTGGTGTTAATACAGATGGCACAGTAGATGTTGTAGAAGGAAATACATCTTCAGATAAGAAAGGCGATCAGAGAAATGGCGGAGAATGCTGTCTTAAGAATCGTGCATACAAGAAGAAGAATGGATCAAAGCTTCGTAGAAGCCAGATTGTAGGCATTGTAGGATTTGGACGACCAAAATTTGGACAAGCAGTTAAGCCGAAGGTAGACAAGCCAGTGGTTAAGAAGGCTGCAGCAAAGCCAACAACAGTAAAAAAGAAGTAATAAAATTAAAAAGAATACTTCTGTCAACGGGCTATGCTTTGATGATATCTTGCTTTTGCCCAATGACTCTTCACCGTTGCTAAGTAGATCCCATATAGATCTAACTACCAAAATAGGTAATCCCAACAACCCAGAGGCAATTATAGAGTTTGAATCTCCAATAATTTCTGCTCCGATGGAATCAATTTCTTCAAGAGAAATGTTTTCTATTTTGGTAACTTCTGGGTGTATAGTGACAACGGTTAGAACTGACTCAATAGATTCAAAAATTCAAAAGTCTTTAGAAGTTAATCCAAAAAGAGTTGCTGTTACCATAAAAGTAAAAGATGTTTATAATGATGAGGCCATTAATAAAATTATAAAAAGTAATATAAAAATAATATTACTGGATGTAGCTAATGGCCACTTAAAGTTAGTTGCTGATGCAATATCTCATCTAAGAGAAATTGTTCCTAGATCAATGCATATTATGTGCGGGAACGTATCTTCATATGGGGCATACAAAATGCTTATGGATGCTGGATGTGATTCAGTTAGAGTTGGAATTGGAGGAGGTGCAGCATGCACTACTCGAATAATGACTGGCTTTGGAGCACCAACACTTTCTTCTATAATGAACATTTATGAAATGGTAAAAGATGACGAAGTTAACGGTATAATTGCAGACGGTGGCATTAAGACATCTGGAGACATTGTAAAGGCTTTAGGAGCTGGAGCAAGCGCCGTAATGCTTGGGTATATGTTGGCAGGTCACGACGAATGTACTTCAGAAAACGGAGAGTATTCATTAATAGGACTTGGATCGAAAGAGTTTGCTGCAAGAGAAGAAGGAATATCTAATGTTAAAAACCCTATATTTAATTTTGAAGGAGTTGCTGGAAAGATAGAGTCTAGGGGACCAGCATTTGAAGGACTATGGAATATACTAAACAATACCAAAAGTGCATTTACTTATTCTGGCGCAGGTAATATTAAAGAACTTCAAAATAATTTGCAGTATATAGAAGTCTCGCCACAATCTATAAAAGAATCGGGAAGTAGGATATAATGTTTGAATACTATGTTAAAAAAGTAAATAAGGTAGTTGATGGAGACACTATAGATGTTGAAATTGACCTAGGCTTTGATATATCTTTTAGTTCTAGAGTAAGGCTTGCTGGGATAGATACCCCAGAAAGCAGAACAACAGATAAAGCGGAGAAGGCCCTAGGCCTTGAAGCCAAGGCTTACGTAAAAAACCAGATTGATTCTGCAAAAACAGTTGTGATCAAAACTGAAAAGATGGACAGTTCTGAAAAGTATGGAAGAATTTTAGGATGGGTATTTTTAGATAACTCATCTGTGTCATTAAATCAAAAGATGATTGATGACGGATATGCTTGGGGATACCTTGGCGATACAAAAGTAAAGGATTTTGAAGCACTTGCTAAAGCAAGATCAAAGTCTAAAAAATAACTTGCAGTTTTAGTCACCTAAATGCTATAATGTATTAGTACCTGCCAAATGGGGGTACTAATTTAACTCGCTTAAAAGGAGCATAAAATGGTAACACAATTTGCAATGGATCTTTTCAAGGATCCATTTTTTATTGGTTTCAACCGAGAGTTGGAACGATTTAACAGTCTAAGTAAGGTAAACAATACAGCTTTTCCGCCGTATGACTTATTGAAGTTAGATGAGGATAACTATCAACTGTCTTTGGCAGTTGCTGGATTCACAAGAGATGATCTAACTGTATCTATTGAAGATGGAAGTCTTTGGATTACAGGTGAAATCAAAGAGGTAATTGACGCAGAGGTTGTTCATAAAGGAATAGCTGCACGTAAGTTTACAAGAATCTTTGAGCTTAGTGAATACATGGAAGTATCCAATGTCGAGCTAAAAGATGGAATGCTACACATTAATGTAGTAAGAAACATCCCAAAGGAAAAGCAACCAAAAGTCCTAAAAATTAAATAACATTCTGTACGTCGGTGGACATCGGGATATGTAGGAAGCGTACAGTATGCACCTGAGCATGTGTTTAAAAGGCTCACTAACTAAGGAGAATTATGATTATTCAGATTATGGGGCTACCAGGCTCGGGCAAGACAGAGCTTGCAAAAGCATTAAAAGAACGCATTAACGCTATACATCTTAACGCCGATGAAGTAAGAGCAACAGTTAACTCAGACCTTGCGTTTACCATAGAGGACAGAATAGAGCACTCAAGACGAATGGGAGAAATGGCAAGATTAATTTCTAATCAGGGTGTTGCCCCAGTTGTAGTTGATTTTGTTTGTCCTACAAAAAGCACAAGAGATGCTTTTGGCAAACCAGACATTTTAATTTTTATGGATACAATTCAAGAAGGTAGATTTGAAGATACCAATAAAATGTTTGATCCACCAAAGGAAACAGAGTCAGATATGGTTTTTACAGATCACCTCTTTAATGCAAATCAAAAAGCTGAATTAATAGCTAAACATTTTCATTTACACGATTGGTCAGCACCAACCACACTAATGCTTGGAAGATATCAGCCATGGCATGAAGGGCACCATGCTCTTTATCAAGAGGCTGGCAAAAGAACAAACCAAGTTCTTCTTGGAGTCAGAAATACATATAACACAGATGATAAGAATCCGCTTAAGTTTGATGAAGTAAAAGAATATATTGCAAAAGATGAATTTATGGCTGGCGCCTTGGTTTTGAGACTACCTAATATTACTAACATAGTTTATGGCAGAGATGTAGGATATAAGATTGAGCAAGTCTCGTTAGGAGCAGAAATTGAAGCTATCAGTGCTACGCAAAAACGTGAAGAAATGGGTCTCTAAAATTTGGGACTTTGTAACAAAAGATAATAATATTGAGTGGCCATCATGAATGTAAGTAAACAAAGATCAGCATTAAAGGCTGTTACTTGGCGTATCATTGGCACAGCAGATACCTTTGTTATATCTTGGGTTATAACTAAAGAGCCTGTTACAGCAGGAGCAATAGCAAGCTTTGAGGTATTTACAAAAACTATACTTTATTATTTTCATGAACGTGGGTGGAATAAAGTTAAGTGGGGTAGAAAGTAATGCCAATATATGAATACAAATGCTCGTATGACGATGCACATCCGATAATGTCAATAAACAGATCTATTACAGATGCAGATCCAGGATATGCCTGTGTTGAATGTGAGTCCAGCATGACGAGACATTTCACGCCGTTTGGAATTCAATTTAAGGGCAATGGGTTTTATAAAACCGATAATAGGTAATTAAAATAGTTTGTTGTTTATTGCAAAGCACGGCACAGTGTATTTGTCGTCATTAAATATTTGAGTAACTTCATGCTCATATTCTTCTGAGCCAGGGTGACAAAGCAAAGAATTCTGTTTTGGTTTCATTCTTATATTTTTATTAGGGTAGCAAACCTCACCGCCGTCGTAACTATCATTAATATAATAGTTTAAACCTAAAAATATTGCAGTGGTGTTAGAGTCTACGCCACCAGATTCATTAATAAATCCATAATCATCAGAATGTCTTCCGAATGATAGTTCGCTGTTGTTGTCAGATTCATTATATTTTTTAAATTTGGTGATAGACATTCTTTTACCAATGCTATGAATGTCGTTGTTACAAAGGTCTTCTAATTTAAAGGTAAGTTCTTCCCAGGCTAAACGATACGATTCTTTTAATTCCAGGCCGTACATATTAAAGGCCCCTCTATTTAAAAAGAAATCTTCCTTATATTCAAATTTATTATCATATTCCTTACACATATCTAAAAAAGAATTAAATGAGGCGTCAGATAGAAAATTGTCTATATAAAATATTTGATCGTCTAGATATATTTTTTCCATATACCTATTGTATCATGCTATAATAGAGGTATGTCAAATGAAAAAAAGGTATTAATAGTTGGTGGGACTTCCTGCATAGCAAAAGAAATAATAGAGGCCCTAGAGTCTAATCAATATAAGATAAATTTAATGACCTTTAGACAGCAATGGAAAATTTATGGTGATTATACTTGGGCTTATTGTGATCTTGAAGAAGTAGATAGCGTAAATAATCTAATAGATTTAATAAAAAAAGATAAATATTCAAAGATGATTTTTTTACCAGGCAATTCTTTAGGTCCAGTAGTTGGTGAGCATTCCTATGAACAACTTGAGGCATTTTATAATGCGTTTGTTTTTAGGTATAATTTTTTAATTAAAGAAGCCTCTAAGTGTTTAACAGAAGACGGACAAATTATTTCTATATCTTCTATAGCTGCTAATATAGCAATTAATGACGCACACTATTCTGCAGTAAAGGCTGGCGTTCAGGCATTTGTAAAATCCCTATCGCTTAAGCTAAGGCCAAACCAATCTGCTTTTTCAATATCTCCAGGGTTAATATATAACTCTACTACATTTAATAAACAAAAATATATTGGTGACATATCTGAGTTAGCAACTAAAGATCAGATAGCTAAAATCATAGCTAACGCTGACAAAAGTTATAATGGTAAAGTCATAGAGATTGGTTACTAGTTTAAACTAACATTCTGCTATAATTACTAAGTAAGCAAAAATATTGCATTACTTAGGAGATCCTAATTGACTAGAAAGTTAAGAATATTTACAGCCTTCCTGCTCTCAGTAGGTTGGCTTTTTGCTGGTCCCTCCCAAGCTAATGCTGCAGACACACTAATAAACGGATCCTTCTCGTCAACTGGTGGTGGATGGTCTGGGGCAAATATCACTGGCTCAGCAAACAATAATGCCTCCTGCGACAATGGTGGCCCAAGTATGGGCGCTTGGGATGACGATGCACTTGTTATGTCGTATGTTAACACGCCAGTTACTCAAGTAGTAACAATATCTCAACCATCTGCAGTTGTTTTTACAGTAAATGCTCGGAATAGATCAGATGTTCCTGGAGCCCAGTCTACAATAAGGATTCAAGATTCTAATCAAAATATTTCAACGGCAGGAAACTACTCAGTTGATGGTGTCAGTAAAACACTTACCGTTACTACCACCTCTGCAAATGAAAATGTAACAATAACAATAAGCGGAACAGACGGATTAGGCTGGGCTGGATGCTACGGAACTATATTTACTAATGCCTCTTTATCTGTGACACCAACAGTTGTTAAAACTATTGGAGCCCCAAGAAATTTAACCATATCTAGCAATGAAACATCAACCGTACTGTCCTGGCAAGCACCAGATACTGGTAACACACAGCCAGAAAGATATGCTATAAGTTTTAATTGCTCTGGGTGTAATGGCTGGGGAATTGCAACTGGAAATGTTGGCGGACCAAATTCTTTAAACACAACAATTACAATTGATCACTCTTTGTTAGACGGCCTTCGCCCTGCAGGAACCGTATGGTCATTCCATATTAGATCAGATAACGACACGTTTGCTCTTTACTCTGCAAACTCAAATGTTGTTACTGGGTCTACATATGTAGCACCAACACCCACACCAACGCCTACACCAACCCCAACACCAACGCCTACACCAACTCCTACACCAGAGCCTTCACCTACACCAACCCCAACACCAACGCCTACACCAACTCCTACACCAACGCCAGAGCCTAGCCCTACACCCGCACCTACTCCTGTGCCAACACAAACGGCAGCACCAGAGCCAGTCACAGTAGTTCCTACTGGGCCAACTGCTGAAGAGATTGCAGCGCAAGTAGCAGCACAGTTATCTGCACAACAAGCGGAAGCAGCAAGAATACAAGCAGAAGCAGCAGCATTAATTGCACAACAGGCAGCAGCAGCACAGGCAGAAGCAAATAGGCTTGCAGAATTAGCTGCAGCAAATGCAGAGGCAAATAGAATAGCAGCAGAACTTGCGGCTAAAGTTGCAGCAGAAGCAGCAGCAATGGCAGAAGAAGCGGCAAGAATACAGGCAGAAATAAATGCAAATGCCGAAGCTGCTCGTATAGCAGCAGAACTTGCAGCATTAGAGGCAGAAATTAAAGCAGCAGCACAGGCAGAAGCAGACCGTATTGCAGAGGAAGCAGCAGAGGCACAAGCAGAAGCAAATGCTAAAGCAGAAGCTGATAGAATTGAAGCAGAACAAAAGGCTATGGAACAAGAAATAGCAAACGCTAAAGCAGAAAAGGAAGCGGCAATAGCAGAAGAAAAGGCGGAAATTGCAGAAGAGTTAGCGGCAATTAAAGAAGAAGAAGAAAAAGTTGTTGAAGAGATAAAGAAAGCCGTAGAGTCTGGAAAAGAATTAACTGAAGAGCAAAAGGATGTTGTAGTGGCAGCATTAATAGAAACATTGGCACCAGGAGAATCAATTTCAGTAGCACAAGTTGTAGCGGCTGGAGTTGAGCTTAAAGATTTGCCACCAGATACTCCAATTGAAGTTAGAACATCAGAGTCTGGCGAAGTCTTAATTATTACTGCTGAGGTGGCAGCAAATATTGAATTAGTTACAGATCCAGGAGCATTGGTGGAGGCAATATTTACAGATCCACAGGCAGCACTTGCTGCTATTGGAAGTATAGGCGCTGACATGACTGATGAAGAAAGAAAAGAAGCAACTGAGATGGTTGTAGCAACAGTTGTAGCAACAGGTGCAGCATTAAATGCTGTAGGTGCCGCTACAGGAACCACTGGAGGGTCCACAGGACATAGTTCTGGAGGATCAGGTGGCGGAGGAGCCGTAGGCGATTCCAAGGGAATAAGGAGAAGAAGACCATGATAAAGAAAATAATCAAAGATATGATAGATCAACTTTGGACACTTCTAGGTATGTTTATTGCCTGGGTAGTCCTTGATGGTTCTGCAAAAACAATAGTGGGATATGCAATTGTTTGTACATTAATTGCATGGGGAGTTACATACCCAATTAGAAATAAAGAATGGGATGAAGAATAATGGCAAAAGCATATATTGAAGAACCAACACATGTAGGCGGAGGTAAGATAGCAAGCATCAATAATATTTTAGCTAGAATTATTGCTGTATTTGCAGCCTCTGGATTATCTGTAATTGGAGCGGGTGCAGTAGTAGGAATTGAAACCTATAAAGCAGTTATATTAGCAGGAACTCTTGGCGTTGCCACCGTAGTTGAAAGGCTTGCACGAGGATTCCTAGATGATGGCAAATTGACCGTATCAGAAATTAACTCAGCATTCTTATCAGTAGATAAAAAAGCCAACAAATAATGCTATAATTATCTTATGGATAAATACAGTATAAAACTAGAAGTTTTAGCCGAAGTAGAAGCTTTTTCAGAAGCAGATGCTAGGGAGTATATATCTGACATCTTCAATATTGATGATGAAATTAAAAACGTTAAGGTAATTAAAGTCACTAAAAACAGTTGACATGTCCATTTTGTCACGGTATAATAATACTAAGCACTATGCCCGTATGGCGGAATTGGCAGACGCAGCAGACTTAAAATTTGCCTCCAACCGTGGAGTATCGGTTCAAATCCGATTATGGGTACTAGACAGGAAGTTCATTGCTTAACTTAACTGAACTAGGAGTAGATATCTTTATAAAAAGATCTAACTCTAAAAATGTTCAATCTTTCTGGAATAACTATTCTTTAGTTATATGGAAGAAAAATAATTCTGGTTTTACAAACAAAAAAGGACTATTCAGAAATGGATGGGGAGTTTCAGAAAAGTTTGACATTAGCAACGAAGGGGTCTGGGAGCTTCCAGTAAAGTATGTCAAAATTTTTAAATAACCTAGGAATAGATAAAGAAAATATGCGTTGGCAAGACCTTGCCTTATGCTTGGGAATGGAAACCAACCTGTTCTTTGACTCATATGAGTCTGATGTCAATGTGGCTAAAAGTATTGATCAGGCATGTATGTCGTGTCCAGTAATAGCTATGTGCTATAAATATGGTACAGAATCAGAAAATTATGGTGTCTGGGGTGGTGTATACTTATCTAATGGGGTAAGAGATAAGTCAAAAAACCTACACAAAACCAAAGAAGTAGAAAAGATTTTAAAAAAGAAACACGGGGGTTAATATGTTTTCTGACAAGCCAGGATGTATAAAGTTAGCAGATGAGATATATTTATTTAAGGGATATATCCCTAGAGACATAGTAGATAAATTTGTTGAACTCCTTGAATCAATGGACCCTAAAGAATTTTGGGAAGATGAAGATTTTATTGAATGGTATTATGACAAGATGAGCCCATCAATACCAGAATTTTTTGATATATGGGAAAAGGTTTCTGAATTAATCTATCCAGAGTATATAATAAATCCTCAAGATAAGGTTATAGCATCAAGACCAGGACAAGAAGGAATGTTTGTACATTGTGACAGTCCAGGCATGGGAAACAAAGACATGTTAACACAAGAAGATGGATACGGAACATGCAGCCTTATATCTTATGGACTGGTTGCATACCTAGGTAATTTTGAAGGCGGAGAAGTTTTTTATCCAGCTTTTGATATCAACGGCAATCTAATGGAAATATATGATCCATCACCAGAAGGCAAGCTTTCTTATAAGCCAGAGCCTGGTGATGTAATAATACATCACGCTGAAGCACCTTATTACCATGGAACAAAACCTGTCCTGTCTGGTACTCGCTACGCATACTCTTTATTTGCAACAGAAATTAGTATGTCTCCTGGAACATTCTTACACTACAAAACTCCAGAGTATATTGAAACAATGAGAGATAAATCAAAAGAAGCACTGGACAAGTGGTTAAATGGCTAACTTTATAAACAAAGATAAAGAGCATTTTAAGTATGGAATAAATCAATGGACTGGTGAAGCAAACAAGCCAGTTTTTTATACAAAAGAAATGGCAAGAAAAGTGAGAGAATTAAAAAGCCCTTCACACGACTTACAGATGGATATTATAAAGTATCCTGAATTTTTAGCAATAAGATTATATGAAAACAATTTTTCGCAGTACGATGGTAGTATGAGAATGAGAGTTATAGATTATATCGAGATGGTTAAAAGGATCCTAGAATCATATGGGGTACGAGTCGAGTTGGAGGGGAAACCAGGTGGAAGAACAAGATGATGTTGCATCAATTGTTTATATTATTCCTGAACGAAGATATGGGGTAATAGTATCACAGGGGGCATATATGTCCTCCATAAGGTACAATGATGGTTTTGAAGATGTAGTAGAGCTTTTTGATACAGGTGATTTTATTGTTTCAAATGAAATCAGTATTATGAATATAGAGGAGAATTAATGTCAAGGACTGAGCATATTGATGAGTTATCTAATTATCTTTTAGATAGGAAAGACCTGTTTTTACTTACAATTGCAAGGGACGGGGAATTACCAGTAAGATCAATGTACTTTTATCAAGATAAAAGTGTAGCATTTGAGGCATATGAAAGGTATACAAACTTTGGATTTGCCAAAGAGTTTTTAGATGTTTGTCTCTATGAGCCAACAGGAGAAGACCATAAGAAAACTTTAAGACGCCCACCTGCTGGAGAATGCAGTTATGTAAGAGAGAACTATGTACAAGCAAGAATTCTTATATCTTCATTTAAAAATACAATAAGCCAAGAAGAATATTCAAGGCTAATAGAAGGATTTGCCCGTATATTTTCGCAGGATAATATAAGATTTAACTCAGAAAGATTTTTTGAAGAACTAAACTATAAAAAGGGAAACGACTAATGGAAAAAGTACTGTGTTATTCTTGTAATAAGAGTAAAGCAAATTTAAACCTAAAAAGATCCAGCCTGCTTGCAATAAATTTATTGATGTGCGAAACATGCATAACTAATAAATTTGAGCCTAGATGGACAATAATTTTGTGTGGCAGACAACACGGACATGAAATAGTAAAAGATTACATATCTAAGAAAAGATATGTTGGAGAAGACATAAAAGCCTCAGAACTCTTAATTTAAGTCTTTTTTAGGGTATAATTGTATATATAATGTTCAATCTTACCCAACTACTAATAACTCTATCCGCCGCTCTTTGCAGCGGCTTAATAGGGGTATTCTTTAATTACAGGCAAGGAAAGAAAAAAGAATTAATTCGGCTAGCTGAAAAGCAGCACGATGGACTTTTAATTGAACTTAAAGACCTTCAGATAAAATTATATAAATTAGAAAAAGATTTAGATGAATGGAAGCAGAAATATTACGATGCGCTGCAGGAACTAATTCATGTAAAATCTGACCTAGAAGAGTCATTGCTTAAATTAGAGCATATCGGGGTCCATATTGACGCTGATGATGTAATGCAGATAGACAAATAATTTTTAAAATAGTACAATAAAGACATGACTTGTATTGTTGCCATTGCCCAAAACGGAACCGTATATATGGGTTCCGATCATGCCGCATCAGATGAGAAAACTGGCTGGATCCTGTCAAGAAAAGAGCCTAAAGTTTTTAAAGTTGGGCAGTATGGCATTGCATTTACTGATTCTTTTAGAATGGGTCAGATTCTTCAATACTCATGGACTCCACCAAAATATACTCCGACAAAAACTAATTCTGGATTAGATAAGTTTATGAGAACTAAGTTTATTGATTCTGTTAAAGTTGCATTTAAAGATGGTGGATACGGAAGTATTGGATCTTCTTCTGAAGAAGACACTGGCGGTATTTTTATAGTTGGGGTTTGCGGAAGACTCTTTACCATAGATGAAGACTTTCATGTTGGAGAGAATGTTGTGAATTATATGGCGGAAGGCAGTGGTGGAATGATAGCGCTTGGAGCCTTGCATGCAACAAAGAAGCAAAGAAACCCTAGACTTAGACTTAAGGCTGCATTAGAAGCGGCAACTGAATTCAATATGAGCGTAGCAGGACCCTATACATATATCCAGGTTTAAGGTATAATGATAATATGAAAATTGCGTTCATAATATCTGTTGTAATATCCGTAATCTTATCTGCTTTCTTCCTAAGAATGCTTTTGAGAAGGTTTAAAATAGGAATCTACTATATAGATAAGTATGAAGAAGCAGTACAGGATGCGTTAAGCGAGATAGCAAGAAGCGATCCTAAGTATATTCCGCCTGTTGATTATGATAATGCAATGGATCTAAGAGGAACTCCAACGCACATTTGCCCTTGTGGCTCACAAGTATGGCTACTTAAAGTTACTTTTGTAGACTATGAAATATCTAATTACTTTTTAGACATGGAATGTCTAATGTGCGGTAGCTTTGCCACCGCACCAACCCCAATAGATAAGGCTAATCATGAGGAAATCTAAAAAAATCAAGGACTTAGAGTCTAGAGTAGACGAACTAAGCATGATGACACAAACATTAATATCTTTAGTTAATGATATTATGGACAAAAATAACAAGAAGTCTGATCTCGACGCTGGAAAATGGTATAAGGACAAGCCTTGACAATCACATTCTATTTAGTATAATTAGAATATGAAAAATAAATTAATCACGGCGGTACTTACTTTATCACTTCTATCCCCTGTAGCAATTTCACAGGCATCTGGCGCAGACGCACCAGTTCTAGCAATCCTAGACACAGCAATCGATACATCACTACCAAATCTTCAAGGCAAGATTGTAGGAGAGGTGTGTATCCTAGAATATGCTCTCTGTCCAAACGGAACAAACTTTCAAGAAGGCAGTGGGGCTGCCTCTATGCCAGCAGATCTAATTGTCAAAAATGGATTTGATCATGGAACATATATGGCTAGCACTGCAGTTCAATATAACCCTAATCTTAAAATACTTTTCATTAAGATTATTGCTAACACACCTACTGGTTTAAGAAAGCCAACTGGAGAATCAACAATTTCAGCAGCACTATTCTGGATAAAAGAAAATGCTGCTAAGTATAATGTAAAGGCAGTTTCTATTTCACAAGGTAGCAGCGGAATGCTTGGTAAATCTGGTACAGAATACTGTCCAACATTCCCAAGAACAGTAACTGCAGTCCAATCTTTGAACTCAATGTCTATTCCAGTTTTTTCTGCAGCAGGTAATGCACGTGACTATTCACGAATTGATTGGCCATCATGTATTACAGATGTTGTATCTGTTGGAGCGGTAGACCAAATTGGTGAAATCACTTCATACAGCAATAACGATTCAGCACTCCTAGACTTCTTTGCATTAGGAAACATGCCTGCAGTAGGCCCAGGAAATATTACTAAAAATATTGCTGGAACTTCTTCTGCAACACAAGTTACTGCTGCAACCTATTTATCTTTATCTGTAAGCACTGGTAAATCTGGTAATGATCTAATTAATATTATGAAAGCCAATGCAACTAATACAGTTGGAAGACAAGGATCTTTTAAGAAAAAGATTACTTCTGCAACATCTGCAACACCTGCTAATAACACTGCAGCAGCAGACGCAGCAGCCAAAGCAGCAGCAGACGCAGCAGCCAAAGCAGCAGCAGACGCAGCAGCCAAAGCAGCAGCAGACGCAGCAGCCAAAGCAGCAGCAAGGTCAGCATTACAGGCTGAAGTTAATGCAGCGATTGTTGCAGCAGAAACACAGTATCAGAATGAATTAAAAATTGCACAAGATAAGCTTGCTGCAACTAAAGCACTTTGGCTGGCAAAACTTAATGGCTGAATTAACAGTAATGGATGAAATTGTTGGGGAAGTTGCTGAGAGCCTATATAAAAAATGGGTCTCAGCAATGCCTGATGATGAAAAAAATCAACAAGCCTTTAGCGCAATGTCAAAGAATGCACACGAAACAACCCTATTTGTAATACAAGACTTTATGAATAGATTTAATGCAGCAGCAGAGGAACTCAAAGACAAATGATAGTGACAGACGAAAGTTTTGATAGAGTACTTGAATCTCACAATTTGGTTCTTATCGACTTTTGGGCTGAATGGTGTGGACCCTGTAAAAAAGTATCTCCTATCCTAGATGAGATAGCAAATGAGTGCGGGCTCTGGATTGGAAAGTTAAATGTTGATGAGAATCCTATTAAATCAGATGAATTTAGCATAAAGACTATACCAACTATGGTATTATTCAGTTATGGTAAACCAGTCAAGACAATAACAGGGGCAAAGCCAAAGCACGTGTTACTTGAGGAGTTATCAAAATGGATTTAGAGTTTGATTCGGAAGATTCTAGCCATTTAGAGTTTGAAATATGGCTTAAAAATGGCTATGATCGTGGATGGGTATCAGATGTATTTTGCGATACGCATGAAGGCCCACCAATGTCAGATGAAGATATGGAAGAATGGGATGAGGGCGGAGACCCTTGCTCATTTCACGTAAAATTACATGAATTACATTAGCAACATTTGACACAGAAAAACGTCTTACATAGTGTGAACATGTCACAAAATTCTGCATTAAATAATGTAGAGGAAATAAGGAGAAATAAATAGAATGAACTCATTCAAGAAAGTATCGCTAATCATCGCTGCAGCCCTGACTAGCACAATGCTTGTATCGCCAGCAGCTAACGCTAACGCTGGAACTGTCACCCTAACGGTGGCGGGAACTGCAGCAACAGGTGGAACAGTAGTAACAACTCCTGTATCACTACCAGTACCAGCAGATAACAGTGTAGATGCAGCAGATGCATTGAAGATTGCCGTAACAGGCGTAGACACTGGAACAGCAGTAACAGCAGTTGCAGTAAATGCAACACTTGTTCCTGCCCTAGCAGCAACTGGTGCAGCAGTAACAGCATCATCTGGAACCTCAACGCTATCAATTGCAACAGGAACTGGAACATCAGCAGACTTTTATGTATATACTAAAAGTACAGCAGTAGGATCAGTATCGATTACTCGTGCTGGAACTACAACAGTTTATTATGTACAAGGTACCGCAGGTGCTTTGAACTCAATTACACTAACCGCTCCTGCATCAGCAGCAGCAGGTACATCACAGGTACTCAAGGTATCTGGATTTGACGTGTTCGGTAATGCAAAGGGTGGAGCCACAATTAATACTTTGGTTTCAAGCTCTGGAGCAGCATTGGCAACAGCGCTGACAACTGACACAGCAGTAGCAACACTTGGAACAAAAGAGCAGACAGTAACAGTCCCTGCAACTGGTTCAATCACAGTAGTTGCATACGCAACAGTAGCAACAGCCGTAACAGGTTTAGCAGCACCAGTCGGTTCTGTAAGCGCTACAATTGTAGTACGTGATATTGCAGCAGAACTTACAGCAAAGAATGCAGAACTTGCAGCAGCAAACCAAGCACTTGCAACAGCCAATGCAGCACTAGCAGCAGAGAAGGCAGGACGTGCAGCCGATAAAGCAGCAGCAGATTCTGCAACTGCAACAGCAAAGGCAACAGCAGATCTTGCTAAGGCTACATACAAGGCGGAATACAATGCACTTGCAACTAAGTGGAACAAGAAGTTCCCTAAGCTAAAGGTAGCACTAAAGAAGTAAATAACTTCAATTAAAGGGGCAGGGCTCAGGCCTTGCCCCTTTATTATTTAAATGATAGAATGGAAATATGAGATTTCATTGGATGGAAAGAGGCGGAGATACCAGTATTGGTCATCTTAAAACTCTTTCTGGCATACTAGATGAATTTGGATATGAGTCCGTACTACTGGTATATCATTCAAAAATAGATGACAATTGGATTAAAGCAGCCAGAGCACTTGACACAAATCATAAATTTAAATATATGCCAGCCATTAGAACATATGCTATAAGCCCAGAATACTGTGCAATGATATGCAAAGCCTTCTACAGCATATCACCAGATAGACTAATGTTAAATATAGTGTCTGGTGATCTGCATAAAGATGAAACATCAGTTCAGGATTTAATATGGCTAAATAGCGATTTAGATACTCCAGAAAAGAGATTGAAGTACACTGACGAATGGATGTCAAAATTCTTTGAGCTATCAGAAAATACAGTATTTGAGGTAGTAATGGGCGGTCATTCAGATGCAACAAAGATTATGGCAGAAAAATATAATGCTACTCATTTATCTATGCTAAACATGCATAAGCAGTCATACAATAAGCCTAATTTTATAAAAAATAAAAAACAAATGCTATCATTAAGTGTAATCATAAATGACTCAGAAAAAGAAATAAAAGAAATGCTATCTAAAAGCTTGGGGTCGGATCAATGGACTATATATGGTGATAAAGATAGCGTTAAAATACAACTAAATAATTTAACAACTTTGGGTGCAACCGATCTTTTGATTAGCCCTCATCCAGAAGACAACAATGTATCATCAATACATTACTTAATCAAAGAAATGATAGGGGAACAAAATGGAATCAACTAAAAGAACATTACTAAAGACACTCAGCTGGGAAACTTTTCACTTAGTAGGAGTTGCTGGAGTAATTTATTTATTTACTGGCGAATGGGAGTATGCTAGCTTGGGAGCTCTTATTTATATTGGCTGGGAAGCACTGGGATACTTTTTACACGAAAGAGTATGGGCTAAGTTTGGGAAAAAGATTAAATAAGTGGAAACCTATAAGGATAAAATTTTTGTAATAAGAGATTTTATTACTAAAGAGCAAAGCCAAGAATTAGTGTCTGTCTTTAGCAATAACATAACCTCTACTCCAGATTCTGATCTGATTAAAAGCGGGTTTTCTATTTCTTTTGACCAAAAAGAATATTTCGATGTAATGAACAAAGATTCTATTGAGTCTAATATATTAAAAAAGATATCGGGTAAAGTCTCAGATCATTATGGAATAGATATGGAAATAAAATCAATGTTTCACAGTATTATGGAAAAAGGTGCATCAAATCCACCGCACTGGGATAACCAAGAGGACTCACAAGAAGATGATATTTCCGCCCTACTTTATTTAAATAACAATTTCAGCGGAGGCTTACTTAGGTTCATTAATCATAATATTGTTTTGATACCAGAGCCAGGGATGCTTGTATTTTTTAAAGGCGAAAAAGATTTATTGCACAGCGTAGAAGAAGTAACTGGGGGATCCCGCCAAGCTTTGGTAGGATTTTGTTGGCCATCCAAAGGCAAATAAAAGGAGCAATAAAATGGAAGAAAATTTTATAAAAGTAATAGATGACTCAAAACAGGCACCCATACATATTCTTATGGCAAAATATGGCCTAAAGTCTTTTCCAAAATTGTACCTAGAAGCACATCCAGAAATTGAAGATTCTAGTTCTAATCAACCAGATGCTATAATAGACTAATGGATGGATTCTAGACCCATCTAAATAAACAACCTATAGGAGAAATAAAATGTCAGACGGATTAAATTTAGACGGTTTTGCAACAGTAAAGCCATCAGCAACAAACAATATTGATGGGCACTATTCAGATAACACTGGATCAGCATTCCCTGCAACAGACAAGTCTACACAAGACGGCGCTGGAGTAGGAAACAACGGTAAGTAATAATGGGCCTCTTTGATAAAGAAGAAGTAGTTGCACCGACAATGGAAGCAGCAGTAGCAGAAGCAGTTAAGCCTGTACAGGCTGTAGTGCCAGCAGCGCCAGTTAATTCTGGTTCAGCATGCACTAGAGACACAAGAGGCGACGCCCCTTGTGCAGTAAAGAATTGTGAGAACTGCAACTAATGTGTTACGAATGCGGATGCGAAACAGTAGGAAGCACTAAGGGCGTAACCCCAGTTACAATCACAGATGCTTCAAGAGATGGTGATTCAGGTTTAACATTAAGCATGTCATCTACTCCAGAGCAGACAAGACAATTCATTAATGAGTAGTTTTCAAAAAGAAGACGGTACAGGAACAACTCCACCACCAAATGGTGCAGCAGCAGGTGCCGTTACTAGTAATTCAGCAACACGCAAGCAGCCACGTCAAGGCCTCAAGATAGACATAAATAGACATGGCATACGCCGTGAGTTGAATACAAATCCAAGGCCTCCAAAGAAAACTGGCCGCAAGAAGATATAATGTGTAAAAGTTGTGGGGCATGCTCTAAGGAACATGCCCCTACAATTGATGATGCAATAGATGTTGTTTTAGATTCAGTAATAATTTAATTTTAATAGGCCTGGAGTTATGGAAAAATTTAGAAAGCTTTTGGATAACGCATATACATTCCTACCTAAAATGTATCAGGGAGCCGAAGTCATTGAATACGATGAAGCAACAGATCTAACAGTTCATACTAAAGCTCCTGGGAAATGGTTATTAATTGATCTAGAAACTGGTCAAGAATACATAGGCAGCAAAGAGCCAAATAAATATGGCAAATGGATGAGATTAAAAGACAAGTAGCCCTTGACTTTATTTAAAGAAAATACTATACTATTATTAACTGTGCCTCATAGCTCAGTTGGTAGAGCACCGCACTGTTAATGCGGGTGTCCCTGGATCGAGGCCAGGTGGGGCAGCAGACCAATTAGCATTAAACAAACAAAGGAAAATAAATGACAGAAGCAAGATGTCCAGTGACTGGGCATTCAACAAGCACAGAAGTAAAATCCAATAAGGATTGGTTTCCTAATCAATTAGATTTATCTGTATTGAGAAAAAATTCAGAAAAATCTAACCCAATGTCAAAAGACTTTGATTATGCGGAAGAATTTGCAAGATTAGATATTGATGGAATTAAAGAAGATATTAATGATCTTCTAACCACATCGCAAGACTGGTGGCCAGCAGACTATGGAAACTATGGCCCATTTTTTATTAGAATGGCATGGCACTCAGCAGGTACATACAGGATTTCAGACGGACGTGGTGGCGCTGGCGAAGGCTTGCATAGATTTGCACCGCAAAATTCATGGCCAGATAACGGCAACCTAGATAAAGCTCGCAGACTTCTATGGCCAATTAAGCAGAAGTACGGCAAAAGAATCTCTTGGGCTGACCTAATGATTCTTGCTGGAAATGTTTCTCTTGAAAACATGGGATTTAAAACATTTGGTTTTGCTGGTGGTCGTGAAGATGTCTGGGAATCAGACGATACATATTGGGGTATAGAAAAAGAATGGTTAGCTAATGAGCGTTACTCTGGTGATCGTGAACTAGAAAAACCACTTGCAGCGGTTCAAATGGGATTAATATATGTAAATCCTGAAGGACCAGACGGTAACCCAGATCCAATTCTTTCTGCAAGAGATATCCGTGAAACATTTGCACGTATGGCAATGAATGACGAAGAAACAGTTGCATTAATTGCAGGTGGACACGCATTCGGTAAAGCACACGGCGCAGGAGACAAGTCTCACGTTGGGCCAGAGCCAGAAGCTGCACCAACTGAAGAGCTTGGCCTTGGATGGAAGAATTCATTTGGTAAAGGTAATGCAGAAGATACGATAACAAGCGGTATCGAAGGTGCATGGACTCCAACACCAACCAAGTGGGATAATTCTTATCTTGAATTATTGTTTACATACGATTGGAAACAAACAAAGAGTCCTGCTGGTGCAACACAATGGATTCCAGTTGATGAATCGGCTAATAGTTTAGTCCCAGACGCACATCTATCTGAAAAATTTCATGCTCCAATGATGACTACAGCAGATCTAGCATTAAAATTTGATCCAGAGTATAACAAGATATCGATGAGATTTCTTAAAGACTTTGAATATTTTTCAGATGTGTTTGCTCGTGCATGGTTTAAGCTAACTCACAGGGATATGGGGCCTATATCAAGGTATTTAGGTAAAGATGTGCCATCAGAAATACTAATTTGGCAAGATCCAATTCCAGCAAATAATCAAAAGCCTTTGTCAAATAGAGAAATAAAAAAGATTAAAAAGCAGATACTTGATTCAGAAGTAAGTACTGCAGATTTTGTTACAACTGCTTGGGCTTCTGCTTCTACATTTAGGAAAACAGATAAAAGAGGTGGCGCAAATGGTGCCAGAATTAGATTACAGCCACAAATTTCTTGGGATGTAAATGATACTAATGGAATTAGTAAAGTACTAGCAGTATTAGAATCTATAAAGACAGAGATGTCTATGGCTGATTTAATTGTTCTTGCCTCATGTGCTGCTATTGAAAAGGCTGCATTTCAATGTGGAGTTAGCATTACAGTTCCTTTTAGACAGGGACGTTCAGATGCTACTCAAGTTGATACTGATGTAGATTCATTTTCAGTGCTTGAGCCAAAATTTGATGGGTTCCGTAATTATACTCATTTGAGCATAACTGCACCAGAAGAAGTTTTATTGGTAGAGAAGGCTAATCTACTAGGCTTAACCCCAGTAGAATTAGTATTACTACTGTCTGGAATAAGAATGCTTAGCAAAGACATAGAGGGAGTCTATAGATTAGACAACACTTATCTTTCAGAATTACTATCGTATAATAATGCTGAAGAAGCAAAAGGTATTCCAAATGTAGATCTCATTATTGCATCCAATTCAGAGCTTCGTGCAATTGCTGAAGTTTATGCTTCTGATGATGCTAAAGAAAAGTTTATAACAGACTTTGCTAATGCCTGGTCAAAGGTAATGAATCTAGATAGATTTGATATAAAGAAAGGAAAAGAATGAGGACAGCTTTATTTTATCTACTACACTCTTCAGCAATTGCTGGGCTAATGGTAGGATCATATTTTTATGGTTTTAAACAAGCATCTCAGGATGTAAGACAGAAGTCTTTCTTTAAAAAGAAGTAAACCGTGTCCTAGGCATGACCATAAACTGCCTCACACCCATTGACTAAACCCATAGAAAATGAGATAATGTATTTATGCATAAAAAACCAGCCTGGATATTTGACGTTGATGGAACACTTGTAAACGTAGACACTGTATTACACCACATATTAAACAAAGACCGCTCCTCCGAATCTTTTAAAAAAGATTTTGATGCTTTTCATAAGGCATCTATATCCTGCGATCCGAATAAAGAAGTTGTTGATATGGTATGGAAAGTTTGTAATGACCTAGACATAATTGTAGTAACTGCTAGAAAAGAAAAGTATAGAGCTTTAACCGCTAGGTGGCTTAAGAATAATGAGATCCCTCACGACGCCTTGTTTATGAGAAAAGATGATGATCATAGAGAAGACTATGAGGTTAAAAAGGATATTCTTAAGAACATACAGGAATATTGGGATGTAAAGCATGCAGTTGACGACCATCCAGGAATTATTAAGCTATGGGAAGAAAATGGAATTAGCACCACTAAAATAGGAAATTGGGATGGTGTAAAGGTATGATAATCGGATTATCTGGATACGCTAGATCGGGTAAAGACACAGCAGCAGATCGATTGGTTAGCAACCATGGTTTTGTAAGATATTCCTTTGCCGCTCCAATGAAAAAAGCAATGTACATACTTAATCCTATTGTTAACTCAGACTCAATAGGTAATTTTAGATATCAAAGCTTAGTAGATGTTTATGGATTAGATTCAGCAAAAGAATCTAACCCTGAAATAAGAAGGCTACTGCAAGTATTTGGCACAGAAGTCGGCAGAAGCATGTTTGGCAACAATTTTTGGGTTGACTTAACTTTAAATAGCATTAAAGAAGATAATGTTGTGATAAGTGATGTTAGGTTTAAAAACGAAGCAGATGCAATTAAAAAATTAGGTGGGCAGGTTTGGAGAATCAATAGACACGGCATAGGCCCAGTAACAGATCATTCTTCAGAAATTGATTTAGACGACTACGCATTTAACCATATCATAGAAAATGACTTTAGCGTTTCAGATTTAAGTAATACGGTAGATATGCTTTTGAGTAAGTACAATGCTTAAAAAAATAATTTGTTTGATTAAAGGTCATAATTTAATTGAAGCTGGTGCATGTCCGTTTACTGGTAAATCCTATGATCTTTGTAAAAGATGCACTAAAATGATTCAGACATCCCCTTAATCTGGTATAATATATATATGAACACAAATATACCTCCATGCTTTTACTGCCCAGAAGACAGTAAATATTCAGAGCCAGAACCAAAAACTGGTAAGCCTATAGATGTGTGCGATAAACATTTCCATTTAAAGTATATGGGATAATGGCTTACAGCAGATTTTTTGATAGTGATATATACATATATCCGCATGTAGATGGCTATATTTATTGTGCAGCCTGCCTACTTTCAAAAGAAGCAAGATCGGAAACAATTAAAGATGATGAGCACCTATTCCTTCACCTACACGAGCATTTTAAGGCGGCCCACGACATACCAGAGATGCTTTACTATGAAATTATAATGGATAAAGATCGATACAAGCCATTGACAGATTGAGTAATAAATAGTATTATATAGATATAAGGCGCCCTGCTTTTATATGAAAGGATTATTATGTCGGTATATGATTATAGTTTTACAGATAACAATGGCAACAATGTTGATCTGTCACAGTTTAAAGACAAGATACTGCTTCTAGTAAATGTTGCAAGCCGTTGTGGTTTTACTTCACAGTATGAGGGCCTGCAGTCATTAAGCAAGAAATATGCAGATCAAGGACTAGTAGTAATTGGTTTTCCGTGCAATCAGTTTGGCGGACAAGAGCCTGGAACTGATTCAGAAATTAAAGAGTTTTGTCAGACAAATTATGGCGTAGACTTCCTGATGTCAACCAAGATTGACGTTAATGGAGATGATGCCCACCCACTATTTAAGTATTTAGTATCACAGGCTACCTTTGATGAAATTCCATGGAACTTTACTAAGTTTCTTATCGATAAGGAATTTAGATCGATGGGACCAGATACAACACCAGAGCAAATAGATTCATTTATATCAGATATACTTAAATGATTAATTGGTTAGTTAATCGTATATTTAGATGGGACTCTCTAAGACACGCTATCTTTGATGAAGTAAGGTTATATCAGTCTATAGACAAAGCTATGTGGGAACATGAAAATGCAAACCCAACTAATCTAACATGGTCAGAGGGAAACAGATGGTACGGCTGGACATATAATCCAGTAAATAATCGCTATTACTTTGACGACATTGGCAATGAATCTTTAATGGGCCTATGGGAAGATCAATGGCTTAGAGAAGCAGAAGAATCTGGAGCGGGACTAAAATGATGCAATATTGGTCATGGGTATTAGCAGCAATTGGTGTAACAGGCACATTTTTTGTAGGACGCAAAGTCATATGGGCTTGGCTTGTATTACTTGTAAATGAATGCTTATGGATGGTATATGCTATAACTACAAAGCAATACGGCTTCATATTTGCAGCTCTTGCATACGCTGCAGTATATATTAGATCTTATGTGCACTGGTCAAAAGAGCCAGTAAATGAAATACCTTTGTAAGTACTATACCTTAATACATTTTGATAGTAAAAACTCATACATTTTGTCTGAATCTTTAAAATTAAGTGAAGATAGATCTACTTTATCATATTCCTGAGAAGTTTTGCTAGAAATTAAATGTTTCAGGTTTGGTCTATCTACTAATCTGCTCACATACTTAACATCTTCAACTTCTAAACCAAGTTTATTTGCAAGTGCTAATACAACTTTGTCTGGAGTATCGACTAAGTCTTTGTAGGATATTAGAACATGAGCTCTTTTTGACAGCCATAAATAAAATTTACAATAATCTTCTGGCAACCCCCGTCCCATATTTTCATCAAGGGCATAATGCCTATCCATAGCGTACATAGATTTAAATGTTTCCCTGGGTTCACGTATAATAGAAACAATAAAATGGTCTGTCCCATCAAAAGCTTTATATTCTTCTCCAAAAGATTTATGATCCCTTGACATTTCAAATCCAGTTTTTTGATGAAATATGTCCTGAAGGTAATGTGAACCAGATCTTGGAAATGTTACTATAATATGCTGTAGGTTTGGATTAAAGTTCATATTTCATTATAGCATAGTATGATATACTGGTGTAATGAAACTAGAAAGTTCTAAAAACATACACTGGAGTGAAGGTCGGCTATCTAAAAAAGAATTTTCTTTAAATGGATTTAGTAAAAAAGGAATCGGCGGCATAAGAACACTAAAGCCTATTGAGTTTGGTGAATTCTTAAAATTAAGTTTCTTTGTGTTTCTTCGCCAAGGTATTTCAGATGGAGCTGCCATATTAGATTTAGATTTAGATCACGTTGGAAACTCTAAAGATTTTGTATCAGTATTATCAAGTGGGGATCGAATATCAATTATACACACTAATGGTACAACTAAAACTGTCACTTCTGTTCCTAAAATAAAAAATGAATGGATAAACTTTGATATTTTTTTAAAGCGGGATAGCGTTGCAATCAATATCCAAGATCATACATCCACCTATTTTGAGTTTGATAAGCCTGTCGATGTTACATACATTTCATTTGGAAATAATCAAGAGGAAGATGGATTTGATAAAGAAAATGCTGTTAGTTTTTTAATTAAAGACATTGTAGCTGAAACCGAATACTTTAAGTTAGTATGAGTAAGCACTGGGAAGATAAATCTCATTGGATTACAAGCTGCCCCATATGTTACTGTGCGGTAGCCTATCAATTAAGAGACTATCATATTCAATATCATGAAAATGAAATAAAATCCATATGACCATAACCATAAGCGCATATTGCATATTGTGTAAAAAGAATGTGGTAGGTAAACTTAATGAGATAGTGGTCTTAGAATCAGGCAAATGGCTTCATATAGGAGAATGCCCAGACTGTTTCTACCAGATCAAAAGGATAGCTAAACCAGTCAATTAAATAAATGCTATAATAAGATTATGGACACTAACAACAATATTGAATTAACAGACGAAGAGATCTCAAAGGGATACGAATCAGACAACGAAGAAGAAGACAACTGGGACAACATGCAGAAGGCTTGCTGGAGCGGCTACAAGCAGGTAGGAATGAAGAACAAGAACGGCAAGAAGGTTCCTAACTGCGTACCAATAAAGAAGTCTCTATTCGGCACAGAAGGCCCTCAAACACTAATACCTAGAAATAAGTAATATAGATCGCAATTAGTGCGAAAGTCGGCGGTAGAGAGCAAACGTATTAGGAGATAATAAAATTATTCAAATAGAAGGATACATTGTAAGAAATGGACACGGAATCCTTGAGCCATTATCTATTAAAAGAGATTGGATGGAAGATAGACCACATTCATATCAATGTTATCCTATATCTTTAGTCAATTCTTTTGGCTGGGGAATATCTTTCCCAGAGGACATATCTTTTATTTATAACGGAAATTCTGAGGATCACCCAGATAACATTAAAATATTGTCTGGACATAAATATGTTTATTTACATAGACTAGCTAATACTATAAGCTTTAATACTGGCATAATGTTTAAGACTCCAAAGAACATAAGTCTTTTGTCTTTCCCAGTACCAAATATGACGCATGATGGGTATGAGCCAATATCAAATATACTTAGTACTTCATTTTTAAAGGGCGATCTTCAGCCTGCTTGGAGAATATTAAAATCAAATGAGGTTATT